ATCTGAATGTAGTCAGGGTCTATAACATCAATATAACGGAAGAGATGTTCTGCCAGCGTCCGGCTATCAGCATCTCTCGGTTGACCGCCTTTAGCTTTCGAGAAGTTGGTACACTCCAAAGAAGCATGAAGCATTATCATCGAATCAGGATATAATTCACGGATACGTTCAACAATAGTATTTATCGGTGAAAGCTCCAGTGTACGAATATCCTCAATGAAATGAAGTGCATCAGGAATGTTGGCATCATGTGAAAGGATAGCATTCTTATCGTGATTCACACAGCAAACTACTTTTGCACATCTATTGCCATTTAAACGGGCTTCTTCCACGCCTTCCGACAAACCACCGGCCCCACAGAATAGGTCTATGACAAATAATTCAATGTCGGACAACCCTTCTAAGCTACATAATATCTCTTTCAATGATTTCATAACTCAATCAATCTCCTTCGGTTTCCAGTCATTAGGAACTTTTGCCCATTCTCTGAAGCTACCATTGGCTACGGCGGCGTCAATTAGTTGTTTTCTTGGTTTCATAATCGTGTGTCTTTTTTCATCAGTTACAAGTAAGTCCTTAAACAATAGTCCGCTATCCAGTAGCAGACAAAATAAAAAGCGGCATACGCTGTCAGGATTGACAGAATAGTCGCTATCAGTTTTATATCTTTCATCTTCGGCTTTCCCCCTCGATTTTTATCACATTAAACATCTCTTTCACCCGGTCGGCTATATAGGCTCCATACCGTTGGGAAAACTCCTTGTCCGGGTCCAGATTGGTAGTCATGTGGGTGTAGAAACAATATCTCTGCTCATAGCGCAGTTGCAAGACGGTCTGAATGGCATTGATGCCCGTACCAAAGTGTTTGGCATCCATAGGTTCCCGTCCCACCTCGTCAATGGCAAGATTGTGCATACATGATCTGTCTGTGTATTGGTTTAACCCGACAATTCCTTTCTCGGCAAACAGCAAGGCAATCTCGGCAGCACTGGTGAACTGAAAGGTCAATCCAGCATCCGCGCCGCCAATACAATAGCGGGCGATTTTTGCCGCATAGTTCTGTAGCCCTTTCAGCAAAGTGGACTTGCCAACTCCGATAGAGCCGTGTAATAATAATCCCTTGCTTACATCCAATACTCCGGGAATCCCCCAAACCCATTGATAAAGGGCTTTCAATAATTGGCGATTACTATCATCAACCATAAAGACTGGCGAGATTGTTTTCATAGATGCAACGAGTTGATTACGCCAATATATGTCAGCCTGTACCCTGCTCCATTGCTTCTGATTAGCCTTATTTACCGAAGATGATTGATTGGATGCCGGCGGAGCTTTCGTCCGGCTTTGCATCTGTTTTCCGATTGCTTCCATTGTATTTTAAATTTAGCCATTCTTGATAATCTCTCTCCGTTCCAGTAAACACCACACCTGTCCAACCAGATTCTATCGCTCTCTCAACCTGCCTGATAGCAAATTCTTCTTCAAATTTGGAAAGTTTATCAAGTGAAAGTTGCAAAGCGTAATTAAGTTTCTTTTTCCATTTCGGTGTCTGACGAAGCGTTTCCCAAGCGGACATGAATGCTATTGAAGAAAACGGATAGACCAGAGGTTTTTCATCCTTTATCTCCTTTCGGGATTTTTTCTTTGGAAGTGGGGAGCTCTCGTGCGTATGCGCGAGACTATCCTCTTGTTTTATGTTTATATTATCTATAATATGTGGAATTTGACTTTCATCCGCAAAATTTACGGATGATATTGCGAATGATGTTATTTTATCATTCGCAAATTTTGCGGATGATGTTGAAGATGATATTGAGGAGGTGTCTATATTACTACTAACGTTTTCACCCGCAATATCATCCGAAGTTTCATCCGCATTTTTTGAGGATGATATTGCGGGAGATATTGAGGACGATATAACATCATCATCTATGCTTTTGACAAATGAATAATAGCATCCTATACGTCTATCCTTGCTGGTTTTATAGTATATGAGCTGAGCGCCAGCAAGACTTTCCCTTGATTTACGCAAAGTATTATCAGATATATCCAAATTAGCACAAAGCAGGCTACTACGGATGAAAAACACTTCTTTCCACTTCATATCATTACAGATAGCAACAAGTTCGTGATAAAGAGCCTGAGAAGCTGTAGAAAGATAAGTGTCACCCCGAACCTTACGGAGTTTGGAAATCAATTGATAGCTGTTCATAAATGAAAATATCTGTTTGCCGCACATTCATCAAAAGACTTCACACGCTCAATAAGATGTTTCTGTCTTTGTCTGAAGGCTAAATTATTATCATACTTATTATGACATTCCCTGCATAATCCAACGACATTTAAGGGATTGGTATAGTGTTCCGGGTACATACTCTTAGGAACAAGATGTGCAGCGTCCGACATCGGTCTACCACAAATTGCACAACATGGAGGTAAGTTCTTCTTTATTGCAGCAACCTCTCTATTCAACTGTGCTTGTTTCCTGCTTATCTGTCTCATGGTCAAATAAATTAGTATTACGGTGTTTTTGAATCAATCTTTCAACACGGTCTATTTCACTATCAATAAATTTTTCTTGTTTTTTTGCTGGTACGTAAAGTACCAGAGGAACGAATACAAAAATATTTCTTTTGCAAACGACGAAGTTTTACGACCTCATCATAAAATTGTTTTGCATTCATACAATGACAAGTTGTTGATTTAGAATTAAAAGCCTCGAAGCGCATTCTACGGGATATTACATATAATTCTCATGCAGTTCAGTAGCACTGCTCACTTGATAGCATCGGGGACACTATCCGCATACGCATTACAGAAATAACCATTTGCAACCGAACACTTTCATGTCCCCTTTCCAACACAAGTTTGTGGGAACAGGTGGATTCGAACCACCGACTACCGTTTGTGGTGCTCTCCCGTTAAGCTAAGAGTATATCTTGAGAGACTCGAACTCTCAACCTTCCACCACACACGGCGCTCTATCCGCTGAGCTACATTCCCTCATTTACCCGCCATATCTTCACAGACCGGGCAGGCAGGTTAACAAAGTTATCTTTCATGAACCTTCGCATGGCACTCTTCACAAAGAGTTACCAAACAACCCAAATGTTCCAATTCATGTCCGACAATAGACATACCGCCTATCTGGTAGGTTTTATGATGAATCTCCAGATTATAGGTCTTGCCACACATCCGGCAACAGTGTCCGTCACGAACACGAACCTTACGTTTTACTTCTTCCCAATAGGGGTTATTCTTCAAACTCGTCTGATACTTCGACGGCCTTCCTTTCTTGTACTTCAGTCTCGTCATAGTTCTCCTCTTTTCTCCATGGACTTTCTTCAATCGAAACTCTGTGCCACTCATGGCGTTGTATAGGAATTATCTCACCGTTATTTTCATCAAGGAAATCCTCAATCCAATGTTCTAACCATACATCCTGACCTTCCTCTTCCCAAACCTCTACAACTTCCTCGCCTTTACCAAATTTGCGAAGATTCTTACGGGTATCCTTAACCTCAATATCCGGTAATTCATACCCAAGGGATTTAAATGCTTCCTGGTTCATTTCACCCGAATTGAACAGGTCATTATATTCATGCTTAGGAATCTCTTGCACCAAAGCCAAACGAAAAGCTTCATTCACCCATGAATAATACAAATAATACCCCATTACTGGAATGCGGAAGGTATCAATCATCTTCAAAGGATAATCCTTGAGACCTTTTTTAGCCAAATTAACCAAGTCTTTGAATTGGGTGTTTAAAGCCGAAATCTTTGCTTCAAAATCTTTCTTCTCTGCATTGAATTTTGCCTTCAGACTTTCAAACTGGCTTTCAAGTTCCGGTATTTGTTCCTCGGCTATTTCACCATAATTGGCACGAATAATGGATATTTCATACTCATCCATCACCCGGTTAGCAATTACATCCTTTTCTTGGATGGTTACAAAATGTTCCGAAAGTTTTTTCTTCACATCATCCATGCAAATGCAATCAGGAAAAATCACTTCGGGGAATTTTACTGTTGTCGGTAATTTGAATATTATTTCATCCGGCAAATAATCTTTTAAATCTGTCATTTCTTATTGTTTATTCGTTTAATCATTTTCTTGCAACGCCTGCATAAATCTTGAGCGGGGGAAGTCTTAGGCGCATACTTCTCTATTCTTTCAGAACATTGCCTAAGAAGACGCTCTATCGTTTGAATATCGGTTTTGCACAGTTCCATTCATTCAAAATCATCAATGGCCACCGGATGAAGCAGTTTATGGCTCCATTCAGGAAGCTGCATGTCGATAATACCACGGGCACCTTCTTCTGCCTTGGCATCATAGCCGGGAAACCATTTCTTTTCAAAGCAATCTTTAACAATCGAAAGAGCGTAGTGATACTTATATTTCCCATTTGCCAAATCATCGGGAGACCAGAAGAGAACGGCTACATCATAAGGCTCTACCGTCTGCAACATAATCATTATAGTTACATTGAATTTTCGCCCGGTAATACTGCTCATTACTTCCTGATACATACCTTCTGAGAGCTCGTACTTGAGTTTGGCACAATCGTAGTAGAACTTACCAAGGTCATCGGCACGTGTGGTCTTAAAAGAGATTACGGCATTCACACCGATATTCTCTTCTATATTGAAATAATCCGGTCGAACCCTTACATCAAGTTGGGTTTCCTTGTCTCGTCCATAAAAAGAAACTTCCGAACAAGCACCTTTTAAAAGCTGCTGTATGATACCACCACCATACCAGTAGTAGTTCCTTTTCAGAGCATTAATAATCATGCTCATTTCTTCGCTGATGAAAGAATACCCCAAATCAATGCAGGTTTGTCTCAATCTATCCCGGTATTCTTTTAAAACATTGAAATTCCAATTAACGGAAGGAATATCATCTTCAACCTCTTTCACATAGCCTGCTTCTTTCGCTAATAGTTCATTATAATACCGAATCATAGCTAACACCCCTTCTTTGGACGCCTGATTACAATTAGGCTCTACTTTTACAAGTTCAAATAGACGTGGTTCCAGAAATGCCATGTGGGCAAAGGTTCCTAATTGAAAGTGAGGCTTCTCTTTCTCCTCAAAAACCCGTTCCCAATCATAATAGAAAGAGCGCGGTGTTTTAAGAGCATTTTTCAAATTAGAGGAAGAAATATACTTACTTTGAAGATACATTTCCATAGGGTCACGTTTTACACTTCCATTAACACTCAATTCCATCAGGTCAATATTGACAGGAGGCTCATTACAGTTCAAGGCGATAAAATCCAAAACAGTTTCTTTGGTAGGATAATCTTCCGGATTATAGGCAGAGGGGTTAAGTTCTTCCCCCTCTGAAAAATCATCAATATTAAAATCCTCCATCATCCGGCAACAGGTAGGTTAAGACGAAGAGGTCTTACAGACCAATTGTCAGACTGAAAATTATTGGTCTTATTCTTTTTCTTACCCATGTAGGTAATTTTAAGAGGCATACCACTTTTGAGAGAACCGTTTTCTAAATATTGTTCCAGAATACCAACCAACCTACGGGAACCGTTTGTCACTGTCTGAACAGTACCGTTTACTGTCTTTTCAAGAAATGTGGCACAATCCAAATCAATCAGTTCGTCCGGATTAGTTGCACTCAAGACCTTTTGTGGTTTGATTTCCACAAAAAACATTTTCTTGAACTCACCAGCATGTTCAGGCGTCCAGTAGTTGCCACACAAATCTATTGGCAACTCCTGCGCATCTTCCAAAGAAGGAAGTTCATTCTTACTTAAATCCGCTGTTTGGATTTCAAATGCAGAATCTCTTAATACTAAATCTTTCTCATTACTCATAATCGTAAAATTTAAGGGGTTAATTATTCTCTTTCTGTAGAATAGCATCTACATCACTTTTTCGGTACAATCTCTTACCTCCTATTTCCAACCTGCACAAATATCCAATTTTATGCCATCTCCATAAGGTTGACTTATCGGTATGTAGAATCTGACTTGCCTCTTTAATGGTCAAGTAGTCCTCTTCCAGTCTGATGAAAGAGTCTCTAATACTTCTCACAGTCTTTTTTACAAGATGTTCTGCGAACTCTTTCAAATCAGTGGACTTTATTGTCAAAGTAACATTGGCACCACTATTTAAAATATCCTCCATGTTCATTCTCTTACCCTTTCTATATGTTCAATTCTAAATCTTCGTAACCTCCTCATATCACCTTGTTCGTGGTAAAGTGACAAAGAAAATATACACAGTAAGCAACATGTGACGGACACACGGACTATAGGCGAAAAATCCATCGTGAGCCTCACACCGGCTATCCGTTCATAAAGCATTGTTGCAAGTTCTCTCCCATTCCGTACATGCAATATTTCAAAAGCCTTTTGCAATTGGTTATTAATCGTGCTAACCGCCCGGCATTTGAAATTGGCGATTTCCTTTTTCTCATACCCTTGTGCATACATCCGTGCTGTAATCTCGCATTCAGGGGTGAGTTCTGTGAATACCCGTTCCATAATCGTGTGAGTTAGATGACTATGACTCCCTTTTTACAACGACAATACCTTTTTTCGGATAAGACTTTGAAGCCCATTTTTTACCCTCAAGAAGATGCTTGGCATTTAGAAGTGATACGTTGTTGCGGATTGTCTCAAGTGAAGATATAGGCAGCTCTATCGTGGCTCCTCTCTTCATGTTTCTCATTTTCTCTTTACTTTCTACTTTTTCCATAAATGTTATATTAGAATGATTGGTGGGCGTTGACGGACTCGAACCGCCAGTCTCCTCCAATGAGGTGTGTTAACCATTACACCGAACGCCCCAATAAGAAAGGTGCGCTATCTTCACAGACGGCACACCCAGTACAAACACAAAATAAAACACGACAAAACAGTTTATACTAACACTTTTTACGCAACTCCATACCGGTTATCACTGCGAGTATAACAGACAAAATAAATATTGTGGATGTCAATACAATCCCCGCCATGTATAGAGGACCATCCTTTATTATGGAATTGCATAACATCATTGTCATACACAGCAGTACAAGCAACGAAAAAGAGAACATAATTATCTTCATAACATCGTCATTGCAACCAGTTCATCGCTATAGAATTCTACAAAATCGTGCTTTCCGAACTCTACCATTACTTTATCCCCATTGATGGCGCAAATCGCCCCAATCTTGCTTTCCCATCCGGGATGTTTACACTTAACCGGCATACCTATATATGGCATACGTGATTTATACATACTTTTTCCCATACTAATCGTGTGATTTTAAATTTTACCGCCCGTACAAGGATGAGGTAAAGCGGTGCGCACTTCGCTTTGCCCGTGGCTTTTAGTACGGTAGTAGCACTAACCTTTGCTGCGGTTGTGCACCCTACCCGATTCTCGCTATCGGATGCCAGTCTTTAGCTGTCAATAGGGCTATATTGTCGATGTGCGTGTCGGTCGCCTAATCCGTCATTACTTACACCTCAAAGACTATGGTTACACATCTATTAATTGTTAAACATTGCACAGCTCGCAAGCCCCAACTTGCTTATGTGCGTTCGTTATCTTTGGTTGGCAAAAACGGCTTATGAATTACACCGTAATTGCTTTCACAGACTTATCAAAGAACCAATCAATAGTACCCTACCCGATTCTCGCTATCGGATGCCAGTCTTTAGCTGTCAATAGGGCTGTCGTGCGTGATATAATCGTGTGATTAATCATCGTAAAAGAACTTCTCGCCCGGCTTTCTGAAAAGCCTATAACTTGCATACAAGCAGCCTAATACTATCAATGCCTCTATCATACAGCCATTCTATCAAGTTGAAACTCTATGTAATCAATCTCTTCTTGAATAACCTCTAAGGCTTCTTCTTTGGTATCGGTATTACAGAAAGTACAAGCCTCTGTGTCAGACATCTTATCAACTCTATCAAGGTCTATACAAGCCTTATCCAAAGCCTTTTCAAGCCCGTAGGCTTCTACACTGTCGCATACTCTATAGTTTCTCATAATCGTGTGATTTTAGTTCATTTATACTATTTACTTATATCAACCTTTTTTCTATCTTTGTACCGTGATTGAATGATTGATGATGCAAATATAAAGAGAAAATCTTTATAAACTCTTTATTTACGAAATAAATTCTTTATATTAACTTTATTTCACTTTATGACAGGTAATGAAGTACGCTCTATCTTAATAGAGAAAGGGTTTGTATTAGCAGAAATAGCTGATAAGTTGGGCATTACAGCTCAAACACTTAATAGTAGGCTAAATGCTAAAAACTTTAAAAATGAATATATCTCTGAACTATCAAGTGTTTTAGGTATCTCATTTGAAACACAACCTTATCAGAGTATAGATAATCTTATGTCCCTAATCGAAAGCCAGCAAAGAACTATTGAGAGTTTATCACGTACCATCGAGAACCTTTCAAAGAAATAGCTATGGATATATATTCATCCAAAGAAAAAGACGATGTACTGAACAAAATCATAGCAGAAGACTATATCTCTCTTTATGAAAAAAGAGAAATGTCCATAGCCGATAATTTCCTGTCCCCTATGGGCTTAATCGAAATATCAATGAAACTTGTTATGCCCGACCATTATGTGTGCATTTCCACTCAAAAAGGGAAAGACTTCATGGCAGCCGGAGGATTTGCTCAAATTCAACAAGAAGAGAATGAGAAAGCTGAACATGAGAAAGAAAAACAAGAACTTGTCAGACTACAAAGAGAAAGCCTTGAATATCAGAAAACCATAAGGCATCAGGAAACCATAATACGGCTACATAAATACGTTGAAGCCGTATCATGGCTCATCACATTGATTATTTCCTCGATACTACTGTTTTCCAAAGGCTAACTTAATTGTTTCCCCATAGGGCTTTATCATAAGGTTATTACCTCTCATTAAAAGCCCTAATGAGTTACAAATGTATTCAGAAAACTGTTTGTCCGTCATTTCGCTGCTTCTACATTCGGAAACAAGCGATAAAACAACCGATTCGGGATTAGGGAAATATTTCCCTGATTCTAATTCGCAAAATGGGCATACTGGATTATCCATAATCTATATAGTTTAAAATTTGCATCATCAATAAGTCAAAGAACGATATCCGGCAGGGCTTTCACCTGCCAGCGGTTATGCGATTCTTATAAGGTTGAACTTCTTGAAGCTTCTGAAAGCCCCTTTTTCAGTATCCCAGTAAGTAAACATATCATCATTTTTCACCTTACCTGTACCTTTCACCTTGTCATGAATAACCTCTTCTCTCATAGTACCAAATGCCTGACGAATCTCGCCCGATACCTTCTGATAGAAAAACTGAACCGTTTTAACCTTCATAGCCTTTGACAGTTTATAAACCACCCAAGCCCTTTTTAGGCATTCTGAGAAACTCTCACCTGTTACTTTGAAGAATCTATGTGCGTTCTTCATTACCTCTCTCATGTTGTTTCTAAAATTCGTGCTCATAATCGTGTGATTTAATATGTTTATACTATTTGCATCATCAATCATTTAGTTTATCTTTGCTACGTGATTGATTGATGATGCAAATATACACAATAACTGTGAATATAAAATGGTTTAATCACAAATAATGTGTATATAAACATTGTTTAACTATTAGGGTAGTTTATACCTTATTATGTAGAGCTATGGATTTGAATTGGATATTAGGACTTTCTGCCTCTATAATCTCAATAGCAGTAACTGTTATATTGGGAATACAGGTATATACCTTATTAACCATAGACAAAAGAGTTCAAAAGACTATACAGGAAGAACGAGAGAAATACAAGGAAGATAACGCTCAATTAGCTGAGAAATTGAAGAAATTTACGATAGCAGTCCAGCGTTTCACTTCAGGGAATATATATATATCTAATGAAGAGTACTGCGATGCTTTTTGCGTATTCTGTTTAGCTGCAATAGATGCAAATAAATTAGGAGAAGCAGAATTGACATCCAGCAGTTTAGAACAAGCCATTCGCTTATTTGACTACAATAAAAACTTTAATAAAAGCGATATAGGAATGAAGTACGCAGACGAAATTAAAGAAGAAATGATAGGAATTCCTGATAAAAAAGCTATTGCCATTTATAACTTTCTATCAGATATTCAACGGGATGAAAAATAAATATTCTATCTGCCTTTCTTTACCGAATATACAATAAGTATAATCCAAGGAATCCAAAGAATTAGATAGAATAATATAGCTTCTAACATAGTAATAAAGTAAAAGCGACCAACTCCAAAGTTGCGGTTTGAAGATTAGTCGCCTATATAGTCTCTTACGGGAACAGTTAAACAATTTAGTCAAAATCATCCGCAACTTGATTTCGATACAAACATACACATTATTTGTGAATATGAGCAATATTGGAGAAAGAATATTCAAAATTAAATCCTACTATTTCGGAGACGAAAGAGGAAGCAACAAAAAATTTGCAGACGTAGTTGGAGAAAAGCCTAATACAGTATCAAACTGGTTCGGTCGTAAAGATGGGATAGGAGATGCTGTCATAGATAAGATTTTATCCACTTTTCCCAATGTAGATAAAGGATGGCTAGTTGGTGGAAATGGAGATATGTTAACTTCTACTGAAAGCCCATCACCAGCTCAAGCCATAGACAATGAAAGTGATTTAAAGTCGGCTTTGAAAAAAGGAATAAAACTACTCCCTGAAGTTGATTTCAAATTTGCTGCCGGACAAATAGAACTTATCAATGGAATAGAAAGCATAAAACGGTACTGGTATCTGCCAGACTGTAAGGATTGCGAAGCGATTGCACAGATAGCGGGAAACTCCATGTCCCCTGCATACCCTTCCGGATGCTGGGTAGCTCTAAAAAAATATGGTTTCAGCGCAGACGTAGCTACTCAAATTCCCTTCGGCAATGTGTTTGGAATAGTAGTACAAGACAAATTTACCGGAGATTATCACGGACATATCAAAATACTACGCCGATATAAAGACCAAGAGTTATCTCGCAAGTTCTGGATAGCACACTCTCTTAACAGTAATGAATACGACGATTTCGACATAGAGATAGCGCAAGTACGGAGTTTGTGGACTGTCAAGCAACATATTGTAAGTGATGTATTATTGTAATACAAATCTAAATATTATGGGGGGGGGGGGGAATTCCCGATTTATTCAACGAATTAAAGAACAAACTAAATAAATAAACAATGAAGAAGATTTTATTTTTAATGGCAATGCTGCCAATGGTACTGTTTACAGCATGTTCATCAGATGATGAAGAAGAAATCATAAACATTTCTTTTTCTGAAACTGAAATCAGCATTCCAGTAGGGGATGAATACAATTTGAAAATTAATGGAATTGATATAAGTGAATGCAACATCTATTCGCAAGATGAGTTTATAGCCTATGCAATGTCTCATGGCGGGAAAATAAATATTAGCGCAGATCACACTGGAACGACCAAAGTTATAGCAGAATATAAAAACAAAAAAATTGAATGCAATGTAACGGTCACCTCCCTCGTGAATTACATAGGAAATCCAATTCTCAAATTTGGTTTATCAAAAAACGAAGTTAAGAATGAAATAAAAGGGAATATTATAAATGAAACCGAAAATAAAATAGAGATAAAAGAAGATTTTAAATATCCAATATATGACACTTATCACTTCAATAACGGAAAATTGGAATGCGTATATTCAGAAGTAAATATAAATACAAACACTGTTGATATTTTAAACAGCCTATTGGAAAGATACAAGCATGTGTCATCTGAATCTAACGTACACTGGTTTTCATATCCAAATAAATTTATCATAAGGGAAAATGCTCGTGGAGGAAATGGAGGATATGCAATAAGATACGCCAAAGACAAAGAAACAATGGAAAAATACTATCAATTATGATTGACTTTCTAACCATCATACTCCTAATATTCGGAGTACTGCAAATCATCCTCTTCTTCAAGGTATGGGGAATGACGAATGACATCAAAGAGATAAGGAACAAGTACCTTAAAGACGAGGACGAGAAACGAAGACAAAAAGCAGAATACGACCCAACTCCCAAAATCAGCGGTGGGGTTAAAACAACAATATAGCCGGAATTATTTCCCGGCTTTTTCTTTCCCTATTCGCGAGTTGTGCAAATGTTGTGCAACTATCATAAAAAGAAAATGCTAACAAGTTATCAATGAACCTATTAGCATTTCTCCTTGTGATTCCGTTGCCACTACTTTTCATACTGGCTGATAGTCAATTATATATCTTTTGTTACCTAAATTACTTTTAGGAAAGGAGGTTTTAATCAACACCTGGCATTGAACAATACACATAGTAATCTTCCTCAATACAAGTTATTTTAACGTCAAATCCATCAGGGTCAATTCCGTCTGTGCTGATGCAAATAGTATCTCCTACTTTCCCTAATAATTCTTTTATTTCCACCTCAAAACTGAACTGCCCAGCTTCAACAATATAGAGATACGCTTTTTTATCCATATTACTTCTGCTTTTGGATTAATATTTGAATTGTTCTTTCTTTCTCAGTTATCACTCTTTCTTTTTCCTCCAATAGAGCGTTGAGATGCTCTATCTCTTTGCGACACTCGCTTAAAGTTATATCTCCAGAGATTTTATTACCATTGCCCTTAACTTGATGACCTATATTAATTCCAGAAGAGTTTATATCTCTATCAAAAAAATAATCTATTGGTACATTAAAATAATCTGCTATAATTTCCAGGTTGTCGGCACCAGGAATCGAAGTGTTATTAAGCCAAACATATAAGTTTGATTTAGATATACTTGTGTCTTTCAAAAACTGTGCTTGACTGATCTTTCTATCTTCAAATAATCTTCTTATTTTATCAGGATTAAACATGTTATACTATTTATACTAGATTTAAATAATAATATAAGATTAAAATAATAGGATTAATATTTTGATATTAGACTATTATTTTAAACCTTTGCGTTATAAATATAATAATAACAATCGTAATATTTAAGATTATGGAAGAGAAAAAGCAAAAAATGGTACCCAAGTACCATTACGACCAGATGGAGAAAAGCACGAGACTGAGGCTCCGTGATGAGTTCCTAAGAAGAAGCGGTATGTCATTGATTACATTCTACGACAAGTTAAGAAAAGACTCCTTCAAACCTTTGGAAAGAGAACTATATGAGAACATTTTCATAATTCAACAAAATTAAGAACCAATCAAATTATGGAGGAATTTAAAAGAATACCCTTCGGTGGTAATCCCTATGCGGATTTTGAGTTTTTCAAGGTAGAATTAAAAGTCTGCGATGTGAAATACACTCCAGAGCAGATTTATGCACACTTTGAATTCACAAGTGGGTACAAAGTAGATGTACAAGGTACATTTTATCCCTCACTAATTCGCAAAGCTATAGTTCAAGTTCGCGAAATGGAGCAAGCACATATTACAAACTCATCACGTTGTGAAATTCATGCCGATAACTAACATCGAGTTCTACAACACCCCCGAAGGTGATGTGATGATTAAAGAACTTGGGCATGCGGCAGTTGTGCTTTGTGAGGACAACCGCCCGACCATCGAGTACATGCTTGCTGTCATCAGGGACAGATACCCGAAAGCACATGCCAGGTTAATGCAACTTTACTCCAGTAGTACAATGAATAGGTGGCATTATGAATTCCGGGTAGTTCACCGCTTCATCCGCTGCAACTTCGGCGAGTATGACCAATACAACCTTGACATCAATAAGGATGGACAATTCGTATTCGAGGAGGTAAAGTGCCCACTACGAGGTGAGTGCGAACATGAGGGAGTGATTTGTCGCCCGGAACTTGACACGGCACTAACCGCCCGTGAGATGAATGTTTTCAGACTCATCGCTTCCAATTGCCAGACGGATGATATTGCAGCGGAACTGCACATATCACCTTATACGGTGAACCGCCATCGGGAGAATATCAAAGCGAAAATCAAGGTTCATAATGTGAGTGAGATGATTTCTTACTGGCATCAGAACCAGATGAAATGAATACCAATAAAAAAGAAATATCAATGAAGAAAGGTCAGAAAGTACGCATTCTGCGTACCAATCAGGTAGCGACAATCGTCGAAGTGGAGTTAATCAGAAAAAGTGGCAAGGTACACCGCTACTGTCATCTGAAGGTAGATAAAAAGCCGGACTTGTGGTTAGACTCTTCAGAACTGGGGGGATTGGTGGAAAGGTGCCGGATTACTTTCCATGATGACAGAGGGCAGGAATTATACTTCGATGTGGAGCGTGATTATGATAAGGAGAATTTGAGCATGACATTGACCGGACGTCCAGAAAACCTCAAGGAGCATCACGGAATCAATATAGTGATGGCCGAAATGTTCCTCGATGGTTTTAAGGCACACCAATCTCATTCTTGATAATCACCACAACATATGACGGAAGAAAATCTTACACCATATATCCCTATCGGAACTTTATTCAAATACCTGCTCAAGGATTACCGTAGGGAGCGGCAGCGCACTATTCATATGGAGGCCCAAGTCAGAAGTCTGTTAAAGCGGAACGCCTATCTTGAGCAGGAAATAGGCAAAGTAAAGCAAAGACTGCTGAAGAAGGTGGAAAAGAGTGAGAAACAGATTGATTACTCGCAGGAAATCAGCCGGCTGCACCAGGCTGTTTCCTGCCGGAACAACACGATAGAGCAGCTCAGGAATGAGAATGCCCGACTGAAAAATGAACTCGATACGTATTTGCTGTTTCTCGGCAAGATTTAAGTCCTACCATCCGAACCCGGAAACAGTGTAATTCGTAGCGGCAATATACAGAACTATGTACTTTACTCAAGACGATATAAAACGAATCAAGGAGGCTTCCAAAGGCAGGCTCCTTGATGTTATCGGTGACTTCCACGAACTACGCAAACGGGGGGCCGAATATAAATGCGAATGCCCTAAATGCCATGGACAAGAGAAGTTACATATCTCTCCGGCCAAACAGATTTTCAAATGCTTCAGTTGCCCGGATATAAAAGGCAAAGAACCGCTGGACTATCTGCAGAGGGCAGAAGACATGCAATTCCTGGAGGCATGCGATTACCTGGCGCGCAAATTCAATGTATTGCTGGACCCCAAACCGGAGAAGAAACCTTCCAAACCCACAAAAATGAAGAAACGGAGCAAGGAGGCCAAGGGAGAAAGTGTCGATACATTCTGCGCCCGTATGCTTGCTGACAGCGGTCTGACCTATCAGGACGTGACGGCACATATCTTCAAGAAGGGAGATACACAGAGCATTTTCGAGGCGAAGACTTTCCGTCCGGGAACCGTTGACGAATACGGCAATATCGTTGACGGGGATGATGTCATCATCGAATATTACGACCTGGACGGCATGCCGGTCACTTATACCCGTAAGCTGCCGGGGCGTGGCAAGCAGGAACTCAAAGTGTATTACCGCGTCCGCTGGCAATTCCCGGAAGAACACCGGGACAAGGAAGGGAAACCGTTCAAGTACAAGTCTCCTGCCGGCAGCGGTACGCCCATATACATCCCGGAACGCATGAGGCAGATGTACAAGAGGAAAGAGCAGTTCCCAAGACTCTACATCCAGGAAGGAGAAAAGAAAGCGGAAAAGGCATGCAAGCACGGTATCCCCTCCATAGCGGTCAGCGGCATCCAGAACCTGGGACAGAAAGGGGCGTTGCCGGAGGATCTTGTCAAGATAATCACTGTCTGCGGAGTCAAGGAAGTGGCTTTCATTTTTGATGCGGACTGGAATGACCTCTCCCGTAACATTAAGTTCAATGCTCCAGTTGATTTTCGACCACGCAGTTTCTTCTCCGCTGCCCGAAACTTCAAGGAATATATGCGTATGCTGAAGAACCGCGGTATCATGGTGGAAATATTCATTGGCCACATCAACAAGAACGATGAAGGCGACAAGGGAGTGGACGACCTCTTGGCCGATAAGCTGGCCGGTCATGAAGAGGAACTGGCCGAAGACCTGGAATTTGCCTGCAACGAGAAGTCCGGAATGGGAAAGTATGTGGAAGTGTTCAAAATCACCACATGGAATGACCAGAAACTACGGGAATTATGGAACCTGCACAGCCATGAAAAATTTGCCGAGCAGCACCGCGAGGTCCTGCAGGAGCTTCCGGAATTTATCTTTGGTCGCTATGCCTGGAAGTTTGACGAGAACGGCAAATTGGTATCTGCCCTACCCTATGATGAGGATGAGAAGTTCTGGAATGAGGACTACAAGGAAACGAACGGTAACAGGGTGCCGGTGTTTGAATATGATTATGTGGCCGCCAAGACCTTTTTCCAGAACCGGGGTATCGGCCGTTACCGCCTGCTCGATACCAAACTCTGGACATATATCCATCTGGAGCCGCCGGTAGTCCGCACCATTGACGTGGAAGACGCACGCGATTTCATGTTCGCCTTTGCCGAACAGAACTGCAGCCGTTTCGTCAACAACCAGCTACTCAAGGGAGGCTCGCAATACGTCGGACCGTTCCAGATGTCAAGGCTCGCCTTCATCCAACCGAACTTCATCTCCCCGTCCCGTGACGAGCAATATTTCTATTTCCGTGACCGTTGCTGGCACATCACCCAGCATGAGGTCAAGGAAGTGGGATATGAAAGCATCACCCACCAGATATGGGATGAACAACGGAAGAACACCGATGCCAGGTACCTCGGCCACCCCCTCATTATATTCAGGGAGAAGGACGGCAGGTATGACTACGAACTCTCTCCGGAAGGCAGGAAATGCCACTATCTCCAGTTCCTTATCAATACCAGCAATTTCACCTGGAGAAAGAGGCCGGAAGAGATTGAGGAGAGTGAAATCTTTGAAAACAATCTTCATCTGCTTTCTAAGATGTGCGCCATCGGCTACATGCTGATGGAATGCAAGGACGCGAACGTGACACGTGCCGTTATCGGCATGGACGGCAAGCAGTCGGAAGTCGGTGACAGCAACGGACGCAGCGGCAAGTCACTTGTCGGTGAGCTGATGCGCCAGGTTGTCGATACAGTCTATATATCCGGGAAACGGACGGACATCTTCAACGACAGCTTTATCTGGAATGACATCGACGAACGGACACGCCTGGTATTCATCGACGATGTCATGCTGAACTTCAACTTCGAGTTTCTGTTCCCCAATCTCACCGGAGACTGGACTGTGAACAAAAAGGGGGGCGCACGTATCACTTATCCGTTCGCCAAATCACCCAAAGTATATATCCCCACCAATCATGCCATCCGCGGTACCGGTTCCAGCTATACCGACAGGCAATGGCTGATAGCCTTCTCCGATTTTTATAATGACAAGCACAAGCCCATGGATGATTTCGGGGTACTGTTCTTTTCCGAATGGGACTTCACCCAGTGGAACCTGACCTGGAACATGCTGGCCAACTGCATACAGCTCTATCTTAAATTCGGGGTCGTGCAGGCACCGGGCGAACGCCTGCAGCAGCGTAAGCTAAGGCAGGAGATTGGCGAGACCATCATATCCTGGGCGGACGAATACTTCAGCAGCGAGGAGCACTGTCGCCGTACCCCACGCAAGGAGATTTATGACAATTTCTGCAACTATGATCCGCAGCAACGCAAGTACATCACTTCCACCGCCTTCAAGGACAAGATAAAAAAATACTGCGAATGGAAGGGCTGGGTGTTCAACCCACACAAGTATGACGCCAAAAGCGGTCTGCCTCTCTTCCTGGACAAGGACGGGAAACCGGTTATAGATGACAAGTCCGGAGGAGTGGAGTATTTCACCATAGGCAAGACAGCCGGAGAGCAGACACCCCAGAGTGACCCGCATGAACTACCGGTTGGCAATCCGGACAACAAACTTGCATTCTGATGAGCGAGACACATTCCAGTATCATGGCCAGACTTATGCCGCTCTACGAGATGGCGCCCGAACGTTTCATGGCGTTCTATGATGCGGTGTATCTGATGTGTGTCGATCTGCCGGAAGGCTGCCGGTTCCGTATCTCAGACCGTTGCCGGGAAAAAGACCTGGAACTGTTCCGGGACATCGTGAAGACTCTCATTGCGGAACAGCCTTACGACAAGTATGCAGGACAATTGGAACTGTCGGATGATATGGAGTATGTGCGGCGGACAACCGGCTTTAAACCTTCCGGGAACCGCTTCATCCCGAAATGGAGAAAGGGATAGAATATGTCAATTTATTATGATGTAAAGATACATATTTTCAACGAATTACGCAAACAATCATGCTGAAAAAAGAGCACAAAATATTGGTGGTCGTTTCTCCGGAACCGGCTGAACGCAAGAGACTGTTGAGCCGCCTGGCAGTACGGCTCGGTTTCGCACTCATCCCTTCGGATGCAGCGAAAATCATATCGAACGACATCTACGGCATAGACCTGGCGACGGCCTATTTCGTTTTCTGCAGCAGCTACAATTTCCGTGGAGCCGTACTCACCAACCAGCGCTTGTATGAAATGGCGGCGCGAGGCTTGTGTGTGGCTGTAGGAGTCCGTTCCATTCCCCGTGAATATGAATTCATCTGCAAGGTGTTCTATCCGGAAGATTTTCCGTGATGACATTCCCGGAAAACACAATGCGGAGTATTCTTGAAAGTGCATATTAGGTATTTGTCTGCATCCGGCTGTGCGTGAGTACAGCCGGATGCAGTTTTTTCTTCTGCCCCTCCCCCCAACCCGTCATAATAACGATTCGGACAAACGTGCATGGAAGTGGCAACAGACATGAGAATTCCCGGAGGGGGTATATTATTCTTTTTTTATTCTTCTTTTTAAAATTGGACTACCTTAAAAAACAGAGAAAAAATCGTGCATTCGTACGGATGTGCGGAATTAAGTACATATTATTCTGATATACAAATATTTATAAGCGTACAAATTCCGCACGAATCGTGCACGAATAGCGCACGAATTGTACTTTTCTTCAAAAAACGGCAAAAAGTACGCAAACGAAAGAATTAGTACGGTTTTGTACGCTTTTTGTACACTTATAACAGCCTGACATTCAACAATATAAAAGATAAACCATGTACAAAAGCACTGTCGCACGATTTTTATACTATATCCGTATAAGGCCTTGGCTATATTATCGGTATTTTGTATATTTGTATAAAAATCAATGCTTTAAATGACAAAGAAAGACCGATTTGTGTGTTGGCTCCCTTGCAAGCCTTATGTCAAGCAATTCCTGCTGTACAATTTCAATGCCCCGGACGACACCTGGACCGAAATAGTCAATCTGTCCCCGGACAAGGAGCTACAGAACGACTTCCTTTCCAGGCTTGCAAAACCCGGACGATACGAGAACAGATACCGGAACCTGGCACGATATACCGCCAACGTGGCGGTGGAGATACGCCGTGATGACTTCTACCGATACGGATGGGCGATGTCGAATACCGAAGTGGTGGCGTTCGGCAGCAAGGTGGAAAGACGGATCAAGCAGATGCTTTTCCTCTATCTCGACACCCATGTCAGTATCGGAATCCCACTCTCGACCGCCATCCGCAACTTTCAGAACAGCTTCGGCTTTGATGACGACACCTGGTCTTATGAGACTATCCGCAGGGAGTATAACCGGCATGGATATAGGAAAACGGTGGAGAATACCACGATTTTAGACTTTATTAACCGTATAATTTTGGGGAAGTTGTCCGAATTCGGGACAATTTCCCAGCAGGGAAAAATGACTTATGAAAGCAATGCATTATGATTTTGAAAACGTCGGAGGATTGTTGCAGGTGATTGCCGTGCCTCCGGCCTCGTTCGTGCAAATCCGTAAGGACTATGCCGCCGGTCTGAACTATCTGGAACTCCGCAACCGGGAGGATATTGTTTCCATACCGGTATATGCCAATGACACCTATTCCTATAATGAGGACAAGGAGGTGAATGATGCGGGGGATTGCTGGAATGTGTCGGTCGAAGGGGTGATTCCAAAACTTTCCTCAGTGAATCATCATTTAATGGAGACGCTGGAGCGTGGCTTGTGGTATGTACTGGCAGTGGACGGCAACGGGGTGGTCCATTGGTGCGGGCAGGAGGACGCACTCATGCTGTTCAACACGAACAAGACAAGCGGACGTTCCGTGTCGGAACGGAACGGTACCTCATTCACGTTCACCTGCATCCAGGATGAACCGACCTCCTATATTGAAAACATGGAGGAAATATAGCCGTACGGCTTCCTCTGCCGACACACAACACGCTTTCGTTCAAACGTTTATCTGCTTACCGTCGGTACCCGATGTCCTTGGGTACCGTTTTTTTTGCGTTTTTCTTTGCGCAAAAATAAGTTTTATGAACGAGACAGTTATCACATTATTCGGAACGATTGATCGGTATTGGTACAATAAAAATTATCTGAAATACTTTCTTGACAAGGCCAAAGGCCAGCCCGTACGCCTGAAGGTTTCCAGTTATGGCGGTGATGTGGCCGAAGCGGTTGCCATGTCCGCCCTGATGGCCGAGCACGGCAATGTGACGGTGGAGTTCATCAGCTTCAACGCTTCGGCAGCCACTGTACTGGCATTCGGTGCCAAGTCCATCGAGATGCACGAGGACGGCATGTGGCTGGCGCATAAATGCAGCCTGGGAGTGGACATCTGGGGCCAGCTCAATGCGGACCAGTTGGAGGACACCATCAAGGAACTGCAGAACAAGAAGAAGAGCGCGGAAGCCATTGACCTGATGATTGCACAGAAGTACATCAACCGTAGCGGCAAAAGCCTGAAGGACATTATCACCTTGATGGAAGAGGAACGCTGGATGCCTGCCGCCGAAGCCAAGGAATGGGGATTCATAGACAAGATCATTCCCGGTACCCATAAAAAGCCGCAGGTGACCAATGAAATGACCGACTGCTTCACCGCGCTTGGTCTACCGTTGCCGGCTATCGATTCGGAGGGGAAGCCGGAACCGGAAGGCCGTGACAAAAACTTGGTCTCCCAGATTATCGACGGTATCAAAGGGCTGTTCCCTACCGGCAACAAGACTGACATTTCTAATTCTTCAAATACAGTTATGCGTAAAGAATTTACTTTCATCAACCAGATCCTCAACAGCGAAGGCATTGAGGAAAAAGACGGCAAGATGTTGCTTACCGTAGAGAATCTGCAGGCCATCAATGACGCCGTCAAGACCGCCAACGAAGCGAAAGCCAAAGCGGAGAATGACCTGGCTGTCGCCAACACTGCCAAGGAGACCGCCGAAAACAGTCTGACGGCAGTCGTGAATGACCTTGACAGCCTGAGTGACAGCATCAAGAATGCCGCCGACAACAAGGCCAAGGTACAAGTTATCCGTGACATTGTCGCCAAGATACCCGGAACGGGTACCGACAGCCACCGGGAAGCGAACGAAGACAACAAGTTTGCGGACATCGCCACAGACCCGATCAACAGTTTTGAGAATGAGTAACACTAAACTATTCTATTATGGATTTTAAAGCACCTATTGACATTACCGCCGTTCTGACCGCGGTAAAAAAGCACAAGGACATCCTGAAGGCGGTCGACAAGCTCGACGCCTCAGAGGTGTTGAGACATTTCACTCCGGTACCGGGCATAACCGACTCCCTTGAACTGGGCAAGGTGGAGGGCGGAAGCATCTCCGGCAAGTACACCGGAAAGTTCACTGCCGGAAAGTATCTGGGCAAGATTGTTCCCCGACGTCTGGTAGTGCGTCCCGTTGTAATGGAGATGTCCGACGAGCCTGAGCGCTACCGACGCACCTACATTGCCGAGGTTCCCGGTACACTCCGCAAGGAACACCCGTTCGAGCTGTGGCTGATCAACCACGGGCACGAACTGGCATCCAATGACCTGCTGTTTGCCATTTTCACGGCAAAATACAGTGCGGATGAAGAAAAGACGGACATTCAAGACTCTTTCGACGGTATCGGTACCATTATCACTGAAGGCGAAGCTGTCGGGGACATCTCCAGTGCCGAGGGAAACGTTTATGCGACCGGTGAACTGTCCCGCGCCAATATCGGGGAGAAGCTGCTGGAAATGTGGCGCCACATGCCGCGCACTTTCAAGCGCAAGAAGAACATCAAGATGTTCATTTCCGACGATCTGGGCGACATGTACGATGACTGGCGCAAGGACGAAGGCACCATTGTCATCGGACTCAAGGAGGACACTTCCGACACGCAGCACCTGCTTGGTTCCAACAACCGTTGTGAGCTGGTGCGCGTTCCGAACCTTCCCGACGGCAGCCAGTTCGTCATGCTGACCACCAAGGAGAACGTATGCTACGGCTTTGACAAGGAGAGCGACTTCAAGTCCATCAAGCCGTTCATGTCCGGCAATCCCTATACGTTCGATGCTGCGGGCAAGTATGTGATCGGTTTCCAGTTCGTGTCTGTGCACAAGTCCGAGTTCTGCGTCAACGACCGTCCGGTGGACCCGGAAGGGACCAATCCGTTCGGATACATTGAAGTGACCATTACGCCGGATGAAGCGGTCAACAACGGCGGTAAATGGCGCATCCAGGGCGAGGAAGCCTGGCGTGAGTCCGGTACATATGCGGCAGTTCCCGGTGGCAAGGAATACACCGTCGAGTTCCTGGAGGCTGCCGGATACACCACTCCTGCCGTGCAGAAGAAGACGCCCGCTGCAGGCAAAGTGGAGAAGGTGACGGGCACCTATGTTGTTAAATCCGAATAAACCCTACGACTATGGCAGAAGTAGACCCTAAATTATGTATTGCCCTTGATGACATCAACGAGGCAATGGACTGCGAGAACCAGGACAACATGGGCGGTATCATACCGTCCGTCATCTTCGGTTATCATGCGGATGTGGCCACATGGCCGGACTACCCGAAAAAGACGGAATCCCCTCTTTCTCTTGAAGAAGCCGGTACATTGGTCGGTGACCTGGTCATGAAGGAAAGTTGCAGAGCATACAAGATGGATTTCACCGACGAACTGGCCGAGTTCAAGATTACCGACCAGGGAGAAAGCGGCGGGGAATCGTTCCTAATGGACCTGAATATCATTTCGGCCAAGATGCGGAAGAAGATATTCGGTTTTGAGAATGCGACCAAAGGGCGCAAGATGTTCTTTATCGTGACCGACAACAACGGCACGAACTACCTGATGGGTGACAAGCGGCGCGGCGCGCTCCGTGCGTCGGGTGACGGTGCCACTACCGGAGCAAGCTCCACCGCCCGCAACCAGAACACCCTCCACTACACCTTTACCGCACCGCGCAAATGTGTGTATGAGGGAGATACGGAGGACATCCTGACTGTAAAAGCCGCATCAGAAGAGCCATAAGCCTTTTTGTTCATGATTGGTTGTTCATGTCCGTCTCTCGCTCTCAGGCAGGGGCGGACATTTTGTTTTGTCCTATTCCGGCAACAAAAACCGCAATAGCTTTGCGTATCATCAAAAAACAACGTACATACAATGTCAAAGATTACACAGAACTATATCGAGGCGCGCAGGGACGGCATCAAGTGGCTGAACTCGCAGAAACGTGACTACAGCACCGGTGTGAATATCCTGACCCGTTCTGGATATAAGGGGTTTGTCGCCGCACGTCTGGCACGCCAGGGCGAAAAGCCGCATACCCGCGAGAAGCTGGAGTATGAAATCCGGCAGATGATCAAGGTGTGGTACCATCCGGATGACCCGCGCTTTGAGGATGTGGACCTGGCAGATGATGCAATGCCGGGCAATGACGGGCGTTCCGAGACGGTTCCCGAAGAGACGGCTGCCGCCATTGTCGCCGTTGCGGAGAGGGAACTGGCGCGTGAGGCGGACGAACAGCCCGCCTATCCTCCGGTGATGGCCAAAATCATCTATGACTTCCGGGAATGCTACAACGAACGTTCACGCCAGCACCGGATGCTTGCCGGACTGGGTGAGACAAACACGCAGGCTGTATGCACGCAGCGCAAGGATATTGTCGCCCGTATAGCCTTTCTCTCCAACCGCATGACACTGCTGGCTGCCATCAAAAGGCAGTTCGAGCAGGACAGGGAACTGCCGACTGAAGAGCAGCTGGACGAACTCTACAAAAAAGCGGATACCCCCGAAGAAAATCCGGAAAAGGAAGAGGACGAGGCCGACATCAGTTCCCTATCCGTGGAAGAGCTGAGGAAAGCGAAATCCAATGCCAAGAGCAAGATTACCAAGGCAAGGAACATGCTGCTGTACTCTTCGGAAAGCAAGCCCAAGGACGGCAAGGAGAATCCCCTTCCCGACTGCCCCAAACGCGTGAAATACGAGAAGAAGGTGGCTGCCCAGGAAGCACTGGTGGAAAGGATAGAATATCGTTTGGCAGAACTGCAATAGGTTAGGTTATGTTGGTCTGTTGCAGCGAGATTGAGAATAAGATGATGCCGGCGGATGATGCAGTAAGTCCTATGCAGGGAGACCGATACCCGACAGGCTACATCCGCCGAACGGATGCGGCAGCCTCCGGCCACGACCTGGCTGCGGAGAAGCTGCTGCATCCGGACGCCATGGGGGTGCTGGTACCCGGCAGGGACAAGCATTTCTACTCTTCAGGGGCGTTCAACCTGATCCAGTTGATTTTCTATATTCTCAGACAGACGGGACCGGCACACCTGCTGCTTACCACCTATTCCATCTCCATGGACAGCATTGCGGCGATTCATCGGAAGGTGGAAACGGGCGAGCTGTTGTCAGTGCGGTTCCTGATAGACAACCGGGTGCGCAGCATATCACCCAAACCGTTCGATTATCTGGTGACCACGTTCCCGGACTGCTACCGTTGCCTCGCGCTTCATGCGAAGGTGGCGCTGCTGTATAACGAGGACTGGAAGATTACCGTAGTGGGCAGCCAGAACGCCACGCACAACCCGAAGCTGGAACGTGGAATCATCCATACCGGCAGAGATATTTTTGATTTTGACTTTAAAATGCTGAATGATGAATTTGACTCAGGAACAACGTGAGGAGATAGAGAAGATGGCCTATCGTTTGATCCCTCCGGGGCTGATAGCCATCAATATAGGTGCCGATGAGACGGACTTTCTCGCGGAACTCCGCACACCGGGCACCGAAGTCCGGACCGCCTTCTACCGGGGGCATCTTCGCCAGACGGTTGAACTCCGGGAGTCACTCATCAAGTCGGCCGTCAATGGCAGCAACCCGGCACAGCAGGAGCTTATCAAGTTCATCAAATCGCAACAGCAGTATCTTGAGTATGAATAACAACCGTCTGACGGCATCCAAAAGCAAGGCCGCACTGGAGGAGCAATCCTACGACCTTATACAGCAGCACATCATCGACCCGGAGAACAGTCCGCTGCCGGAGCATCTGCGTGTGCAGTGCAACCGGGTGCTGCAGATAGCACGTCTTTTGGATGACTATCCGAACGAGAGCCACATCATCAACATCATGCTGGCAAAATACCGTATCTCGCGTACCCAGATAAGGAAGGACATCGCCCTGGCAAAAGAGCTGTTCAAGACACAGCACCAGTTCGACTGGGACTTCTGGTATGCCTGGATGATCAAGGACCAGATTCAGCTTATCCGGGATTGCAAGCTCAAAGGTGATCTCAAGCAATGGAACAACGCCAAGAAAGTGCTGCATCAGATGATTGGTGAGAAGCCGGCTTCCGTCGAGGACCCGCGACGCATGGAGAAGAACGTATTCTACATCCAGATCAACAGTATGGGGCAAAAGGTGGATATTCCCCTAAATGCCGTCCGCAACCTTTCCCAGGAAGAGCAGAAGGTTCTGGTGGATTCGATGTACACGCCTATCGACGACGCACAAGCTGAAGAAATAATGAACTCATAACAGATTACCCATGAAAAAATTGACAAACAAACGACTCATCTCTTACCTGGTTGACCATAAGCACATTGATATGGTATCGGTCAGCAAGACACAGATTGTCTGTACCGTATCCGCCAGGTTCAGGCCGGAAGAGGTGCCGCAGCTGCTGGCTGACACCGGGCAGGACATGCCCCGCATGACTTCCTCCGAAGGTGTGAACTACATTGTTTTCCCACGATATTGATACGGCAGGACAATGGACGAAAATGTCTGGGAAGAGGTCATACAGGTCAATCCGGCGCAGGCGGCATTTCTCGTGATGCCGTACAAGAACGGATATGTCATCTACTCGCGTGCCACGGGTAAATCATTCATTACCGGTGCCGTGATAGATGACAACATCCGGCTCATGCCGCGAGGGATTACTACGCTCACCCAGGCCACCATTGGGCAGGCGTTGACTAAAACCCTGCCTTCAGCGTTCAAGATGCTGGAGATGCTCGGTTATAAGCAGTGGGATCCGGTCAGCAAGACCGGTGACTATGTGGTTTGTCGCAAACCTATTGAGGGATGGTATAAACCTTACGAGCACATCATGTCGTTTGAGTATGGTATCAGCTTCAGTAACGGGCATATGCTCTACATACTTACCCAGGGCGGCAACAGCCGCGGTCCGAATGCGGACTACAACATCACCGATGAAGCGCTGACACTCGACAAGGAGAAGTTCGACCAGGAGGCGGCGCCGACCAACCGTGGCAATGAGCATATCTTCGGGCGCAAGTCGGAGCATCCGGTGCTGAAGCACCACGGCAACACCTTCCTCTCCTCCATGCCGTACACGCCTGAACAGAAATGGTTGCTTGAACCGGCCAAGTATTATGAAGAAGAACGCGGCATCCGGCTGTTTGATGTCTGGAACAGGATTGTGCGGTTACAGATGCAGCTCATTGATGCAAGGATTGCGAATGACGCCGGACTGTTCAAGGAGATCTGGAACGAGACCGTCCGTCTCAGGCAAAGTATCACGCCGTTCGTTTCACGTGACGGCACGCTCTTTATCCTTGGCTCCATCTTCGACAACATCGCCAATGTGGGCATGAACTATATCCTAAACCAGTACAAGGTGATGGATAAACTTTCCTTCATGATAGAGATCCTAAACTTCATGGTGGATAAGATTGACAGCTGCTACTACCAGTTGGATGAACGCCATATCTATTACAATGCGACCAATGACGACTATATCCGTGACTTTGCCGAAGATCATAACTACAACTGGCAGCAGCTTGCCAATAACGATGACAGCCGGCGTGACCTGGACTGCAATCCCAACCAGCCGATAGAGCTGACACCCGACTGGGGTAGTGCCGCTTCATTCCTGGAAGTGGCGCAGGAGCGCAACTATGACTTCGTGACGAAGATGCTGACACGTGAGCCGGTGGACAACAACATCAACGAGTTCTTCGTCAAGCGTGATGAAGAGGATGACACCATGGTGAACGCGCTGATGGACAAGTTCTGCCACTACTACCGTAACCATATCAACAAACACCTGCATTATTACCGTGACCGTTACGGGGATGCACGCCGTGCCAACAACAAGAAGTCCTACAACGAGCTTGCCATCGAGCGTCTGGAGAAACACGGGTGGACGGTGGAACAACACACCCATGCGGGCATGGAGCCGCCGCAGCATGACAAGTACCTGCTCTGGGCTTCCATCCTGGCAGAGAAAGACGAACGGTTCCCGAAGAAGCGTTTCAACGGCTCGAAATGCAAATATACACTCATCTCCATGAACAATACGCGTGTCATCGAGGACCGCGAGGGGCGTTTTGCCAAGGATAAGCGCAGCGAGCGTAACCAGTCCATCCTTCCGGAAGAAGCCACCCACTTCGGTGATGCGGTGGATAAGCGTGTATGGACGAAGTACGGGCACCTACTCAGGCAGGCATACGGATTCGTGGACGCACGTATCTGATTCACCTCATACACATACATCCGCAATCACAATCGCAATGCTTATGGCAGGACTCGCAACGTCCGCAATGGGAATCGCTGCACTTTAGGACAGAACGCCGTGTGCAGGACTGGCCGAGGGGCATCCTCCTTGTCATATTTCCTTGTTTCTTGCGCTTTTGGTTGCGTTTTTGGATAGGGCGCGGTCGGCAGAAACTTCCGTTTCTGTTTCCATTCGGATGGAAAGCGGGGTATTCTGTATTCATTATCAAAGAAGTATATTTATTATAACATTCATTAACAAAGAGCACGGCGCGCGCAAAATCCGTACTGAAGGAACAGGCAGGCAAATCTATTTCCTCCAGTACGGATTTTGCGCGTCTCAGCGGTAAGTAGCGGCAGCTACTTGCGTTTGTCCGCATCCATGCAGGTAGACCCGGTCTTTTCCGTTTCAATAGCTAAGGTAGAGACCGTAGAGCGGTAAGCGTTCCGCTTGGCGTGCCTCCGTTTCTTTTCCGCAACTCCTTTTCATTTCCTGCATCTCTGTATGCGGTCAGGTAGTCTTTTGAGTCCGCAAATGTAGGGCACCGGTCTGACAAACAAGGTCGGGCGTTGTCCGCTAAAAAATCTCCAGCCCTACGGGTAGTATTCAAGCCTTCGGTTTTAGTCGGAACCTTGCGGAATGTCATCCTCGGCACCTCAATTATTGCGGCATCAAAAGGCAACCATACCGCACGTCATACAGACACGCCGGAATAAAAAAAAAGTCGTTCTGGGAAACGGAGAAAATTAAAAAAGGCTCCACCCGACGACTCCAGAAATCCAGAATAAATTAAAAACTTACAGTTATGGCAGCAAAAAGAAACATCCCCGAAGCATGGAAAAATCAATGGTCTAAATTCATGTTTAACTTCTTTGATTACTTGCCTACCAAGTACGAGGCTAACAAACGGGAGTGGTCTATCCGCAGGATGATATGGGATTTTAAGGACGGGAAGCGCAGTGCGTCTGTGGCAGAACTTGTAGCGAAGAAGATGCGCGAGCAGTTCGGTGCGGAGGTTTGCAACGTGACGTTGGTCTGCATACCAGCCAGTAGCGGAGAGAAGAACGAAATCAGATACAAGGCTTTTGCCGAAGAGGTGGCACGGCTGACGGGGTGCAGGAATGCGTACAAAGCAATTACCATTGAGGGTGGACGGCTTGCCATCCATGAGACGAAAGCGGCCAAGACGGTGCAGACGGTGGAGGTCATCAAGTTTGACAAGCGTTTTTTCAAGGGTAAGAAATGCCTTGTATTCGATGATATACTGACGCAGGGGCATAGTTACGCACGGTTTGCGTGTGCACTTGAAACGCTTGGGGCAGAGGTTTTGGGAGGCTATTTCTTAGGCAAGACAATTCTTTTATAACAATTTAATCCATACAATTATGAATACTCTTTTTGATAACGATTGCCGCTACATGAGCGACAGCGAACTGATTTACGAAATCAGCAACAACAGACAGATTGTTTCGGACATCGAACGCAGCAACGAAGTGATAGACCTTGAAAAATTGTTTTCCTCTTTGACTCCTGGACGCAGGAGGGTAGCCGTGGCAGCCGTGGAGATGTACAAGAGACAACTGTCGCAGCAGGTGGAACGTAGGCAAATAAGGATGAGCAAAGACGTATACGAACTGATGGAGCCGTTGATAGGAGATTTGCCGAATGAGGAATTTTGGGTAGTGTCGATAAACCAAGCCGGACGGATTATCAAGAAAGTACGCATATCGGTAGGCGGTATTGACCAGACTTCAGCGGATATAAGACTGATTATGCGCGTGCTGATTGATACGGGGGCGGTGCAGTTCGCAGCGGTGCACAACCATCCGAGTGGCAACAGCCGACCGAGCAATGAGGACAAGAGGCTGACGGAGCAACTTAAAAAGGCGGCAGGGTTATTCAATATTAGGATGATAGACCATGTGATTATAACGAATGGTGGATATTACAGTTTTGGCGATGAGGGGCTGATTTGACGGAGGGGTGCAGGGCGCACCCATTCCGTTTGCTCGCATGCTCGCAAACGAAATGGGGCCCGAAAAGCGGAATGACTGGTCGTGTTACCGTTCCTTCAACCACGGAGGGGATTTTTACTTATGGTAATAAAATAATTACCCTATTCTTTGTGGGTAATAAAATAATTACCTATCTTTGCAGAGTAATCAAAAACAGATAACGATATGCCAACAATTTTAATTTTATTCGGTTTGAAGTTTAGAATTTATGTACGTGACCACGAACCGGTGCATGTACATGTACTCAGTCAAGACGGTGAAGCCAAGTTCCAGGTAGGTGATGAAATCCGGTTGATGGTCAATAAAGGAATGAAGCCCAAAGACATAAAACTGGCTGAGTCTATTATTGAAGAGAACAAAGAGTTGATTATTACAGAATGGGTTAAGATATACGGCAAATAAGCCGTATATCTCTATACATAGAAAGGAGTGATTATGGTAGCGAAAAAAGTTTGGTTCGAAGGTGAACGAATCTACATCGAAACTGATGACGGTCGTACGTTGTGGCAGTCAATCTTGTATTATCAAAGATTGAGGAATGCCACCAAAGAGCAGCGCGAGGATTATGAGCTGGGAGCTTTCGGCATTCACTGGGAAGAGATTGACGAGGATGTTTCTTACGAGAGCTTTGAATATGATGATCCAGAACCGGCAGGTATCTCCCGCTTGTTCCTTACACACCCGGAGATAAACGCTTCGGCTGTTGCCCGACGGATGGGGATGCAGCAGAGTTTGTTGGCACAGTATATACGGGGAATTAAACGTCCCTCAAAAGAACGGGAGCAGGCGATATTGAATACGGTGCGTGAAATCGGAAAGGAATTGAGCGGTATTTCAATTTAAAAAGAGAAGCGGAGCAAAAAACTCCGCTTTTCTTTTGTTGTTTCAAAAGAAACTCTCATCTTTGCAGTGCTAAACAGTTACGGTCACACCGTATCGCAGAGCGCGGTCAATGCTCAATGAATTTCAGTGGGCTTTTTTTATGCCCATACATTAACCATTTTACTGACGTCAGTAAAATGATACATACGAAATAGGCGGCTGCCTTTCCCATTACACTTTTGCTCTACGAGCGGAATCTGTAACTGTTTAGCGACACGGGAAATGGCAGCCGTTCTTCTTTTAAGAAAATTGCCTAAAATGCTAAACAGTTACAGTATGAAAAATCAAACATCCGGTGCGCTTATCGCACCAGAACCCGCAGGGATTCGTGTATCCGAGAACTTGAAAGCTCTGAATGAGCAAGTATCCAACATCCAATGCCGCTACTACCGCGTCCTGGCTCCCGATTGCGAAATAAAGACCGAAGCCGATTGCTGGTACTTCCGTGCCATTGTCTGGGCATGTGCCGCGATGGTGTTCCCTCCCCTACTGGCGGCAGCCGCGTTGTGTGTTTATAAGGCAAAGAAGTGCCGGAAAGGGGGTGAGGCATGAGCAAACATAAAAAAATCAGCGAAGATGGCATATTTGTAACGAGCCAACGCAGTCATTCAGCTACCAACACCGATGAATATAGTTATATGTTGTCGTATGGTGGTAATTATATAGCTTGCGATATGTCTGCCGATGAGTTACGTGAAATCATTTCCTGCATGCAAAATGCCCTAAAGGCTAATGGGGAAGGAGGTGAGAAATGAATACCGAAATCAATAACATCGTATTGACCTCCTCCATCAGCGAAACCATCTCGATTTTACAAAATGGCGTTGCCAGTGCTTGTTGCAATACCATAGATAGAGCTACCGGATTAATCCTGGACTTGAAAGTCGACAATGAAGTTAGTGCTGATGACATTATATCCGTAATAAGTGATTTACGCATTGTGTCATCCATGATAAGAAGCTTGACTCCGGAAGAAGAGAAAGGAGGCGCACAATGAGCAAGAAGATAGGATTCCGTTCTTATCAAAACGACGAAGAACCGGACAAACAAGACGAATTGGAGAAGCAACAAGCCGAGCGGCAGAAAGCCATAGCAAACTTCATCGGCCAGAACTATTCACCCATCGGTACCACTTCACAGAAATGTTACAAGACCACCGCTGAACTGGTATATGAGCTGTCGAACATTGTCGATGTCGCTCCGATGGCGCTGGCCAAACAACTGGCTGATGCCGGGTACCATGTAGAATATTTGGCAGGACAACCCTACTGGGTGATGTACGAGAAGCCATAAAAATACTAACCGGAGATTTTTTTATTTTTGAAGTCCTTGCTCGTGAGAGTAAGGGCTTTTTTTGTCCTATGAGAGCGGATGGTTGGGCTCTATCTTTGTGACAAAAAAAGAGATATGATACGTTTTTTCACAAGATTCGTCGCCACCTATGGGTATGATTCACCGAAGGAGTTCTTTCTTTCGGTGGCTCCGAGCTTCAAGTACAACCTGCAATTTCCGGCCATCTCCTTCAGCGCCGTCACTGCCGTAGTCAGCGAATGGATAGGCATTACACCGTTCCTGGCCATGGCCATGCTCGTCGCCATTGTCTCAGAGATGTGGACGGGCATCCGGGCAAGCAAGGTCCAGGGAATAGGATTTGAAAGCTTCCGTTTCTCACGCTGCATCATCAAGCTGTGTATCTGGCTGACCATCATCTATATCACCCACTCGTTCTATCTGGAGAGCAAGGCCGGAGCGGAAGAAAGCTTTGTCATGCTGCTGGCCACCCTGTTCTTTTCCATTGTCAAGGTGTTCGTCATGACCTGGTTCTGCGTCGAGCACGTGACAAGCATACTGGAGAACCTGGCAGTCATCGACGGCAAGCCGAAAGATGCGCTGATCAAGCAGGTGGGAATATTGTGGGTGACAGTCACGGATAAATTCAGAAGAAAGGCCGATGAGACGGAAGGTTAGCCATATGTTGCTTTGTGCGGTTATCGCATTTCTTTCCGGCTGGGCCGGCCACTGGCTGGGTTCCCGGAAACGGAGCATTGTCCATGTACCGGAAACGGTGGTCAGGCATGATACGATACGCTCTGCCATTCCGGAACCGGAGGTGATTGTCCGTGAGGTACCCACAGAAGTGGATACGGCGGCTATACTGGCCGACTATTTCTCGGAGAAGCATTATCTTGATACAATTATTGAACGCCCTTACCTGAAAGTGGAGCTGACCGACGTCATATCCCGCAATTCATTGCTTGACCGCACGGTAGTGGTGGACTACCGGCAACCGGTCGTCTGCAACAATGCTCTTGCCTTAGGTCTGGAAATTGGACGTTCCTGGCAAGTCTTGTCGGCAGAATATCGCCATAAGCAATGGGAGTTCAGAGCAGGATATGACTTGTACAACAGGTCACTGGTGTTGGGCATTTCTAAAACCCTTTGGCAATGGTAGTGGACGGCATACATGATGGAGTGGACTGCTTCATCTCGGAAATCGGGGAAATAAAAATCTCAGGAATCACAGATGAACAGTTGAATGTCCGTATTGAAACCGGAGGTACGGAGATTTTCAATGAGAGCTATTACGCTTTGAAAGGCAACGTGGTAATCCATGAGATAGGGGAAATGCTCCGCAGTCACTTCTCCCTGCATGACCCGAAAGGGATGTCAAACAATGTAGTCTCTTATTATCAGGCTCCATTGTCCATAACCGCTGTGTTTTCAGGCAAGCAGGACACAGTCCGGAGGAGTTTCAATGCTTATTACAGCCGTTGTCGCACATCGGTATCCCCGTCAGACGTACTTTTTCTGACACACGAGAGCACAATCCGTACAGCCCATGATAGAATGGAATATCTAACCTTTACTGCCCATAAAGGCATGTCGGTGGACATGAGCATAGCCTACATGGATGCGGGAAAGGAAAAGTACAAGACAGTCAGTGAGCAAGTGGATGCCACTGCCGGTATGCTCGCTGTTTCTTTTTCACTTGATAAGATTGTACGTCGGTCCGGTATTGCCGTATCATCCATCACATATTATGATGTCCTATTGAAAAAAGATGGCACTGTAAAGGATAAGGTGAGATTTGTCAATGATGACCGACAGTATAGGAATGTCACCAATTTCATTTACCGAAACGCATTCGGTATGCCGGAGACAATGGCATTCACCGGACTGGTGGAATATTCCCCCGAACTTGAGGGTGATCCGGTAGAACTGTTACAGAGAACCGTCCGCACTTCATCCAAATACATTGACAGCCGTACGGTAAACAGCGGCTATCTGGACACCAGACAATACGGAAAGGTACTGGATCTGATAACAACTGATTCTTTGCAGCTGTATAATACGGAAACATCGACGGAAGTGGTGACCACTGACATTGATTTCTCTCACAAGCGTACCGGCAACGAGAAAATCAATGTCTCACTTACATTCCGTCAGGCATCACGCCTGCATCTGGCTTTCGAGCGTACCGGTGACAATGGTATTTATGGGCGGATATTCGACAGAACATTTGACAATACATTTGAATGATATAACGATATGGAGACAATACGCAGAAACCTGGCTCTGGCCGACATGGACATCCGCACGGACGAACGCGGACGCCGGCGCATCTTTTCGATAAAGTTCGTCAGCAAGGAAGGCAAGGTCTATTTCATGCCCCAGGCCTACGCCTGCGGTGCAGGACGCATGAACATGAAGGAATACCAGCTCCGGGGCGTGCAGCCCTGCGACTGCAAGGGAAATCCGGAAGGACACCCCTACCCTGTGGATATTGACCTGATACTGGAGTATAACAAAAAGAAAATAATATTCTGATGAACATATTGTTTAATTCAAGCGGCATTCCCCTGCTGATGCAGTCCACGTACATATTCGGCGAAACGACGGGGACACCCCAGAACGAAATGAAGGAGCGTACCCGAATCCTGGCGCCATATGACTTGTCGAATGTTTCCTATATAGACATCGACGGAGTGAAGGTGCGTCCATGGGGAGATGAGAATGATTTCCCCCAGAAGGCGGCTGAAGAGATAGGAAACACCAGCGTGCTCAATACGGGCCTGAAGTTTCTTCGTAACCTGACACTTGGGCAAGGCATATATCCTTGTACGGTGAAAGGTTACGACAATGATGGCAACGAGATACTGAAGCCCGTTACCGATAGCCGAGTACAAGCTTTTATTGCTTCCCGGAATGTGAGGCGCTACATGGAGAAGGTGCTTCGGGATTACTTGAAATTCGGCAACGGTGCCGTCCAGTTTGTGCCGTCGGCTGCCGGCAATTCTTTTGCAGGGGTCAATCCGGTCAATGCGCTTTACCGCCGTTATTCCGAAGTGGACGAATACGGCGCCTGCAAGTGCATCATTTCCGGATATTGGCCGCAACGTCCGGACAAGGGACAATACACCAGGCTGGATGTGCTCTCCGAATACGACCCGCAGATGCACGCCGAGGTGTTGAAGTTTGCCGGAAAGGTGAGGGACGGTTTCATCATGCCGGTACGCGACAGCTGGAGCAACGACGACCTTTACGGCATGCCCATCTGGTGGCCCGCCTACGTTTGTGGATGGGTGGAGATAGCCCATCTTATCCCCCATTTCCTCAAGAAAGCCTACAAGAACCAGATAACCTGGAAGTGGCATGTACAGATACCGTATTCCTACTGGGAGAAGAAATACCCGTCCAAGGACTATTCTGCCAAGGAGCGTGAGGCGGCCATACAGAAGTATATGGATTCTGTGGAGCAGAACCTTTGCGGACCGGACAATGCGGAGAAGCCCATCTTCTCTCATTATGCCGTGAACGAGATGAACGGCAGGATTGAGGAGGAGTGGAAAATCAAGCCGCTGGAGAACAAATACCAGGGTAGTGACAATCTTCCGGTGTCGGCAGCCGCCAACTCGGAAATTCTGTTTGCATTGATGGTGAATCCGAATGTGCTCGGTGCAGGTATGCCCGGTGGCACCTATGCCGGCAACCAGGGCGGTTCCAATATCCGTGAGGCTTTCCTTGTGAACATTGCCAACGCGTGGATTGACCGGCAGAATATCCTGGACCCTATAGAACTCTATATCAAAATGAACGGCATGCCGGAATGCGAGCTGCGTTTCCGCAATACCGTATTAGTAACCCTCGATACCGGCAGCGGTACCAAAAAAACATTGAGCTAATGATATTCAGTGCAAAAAAATGGAACAACGGCAAGGAGCTGAAAGCGGTGATGAAGGTGAACACCGCCATCTCCTTTGACATGATGGAGGCACCGCTCCGGAATGCTTTCCGGCAATACCTCGTACCGTTATTGGGCGATGCGATGGTGGGAGAAGTGGTCGAGATATATGAATTCGGTCCAAATCCGGATGTATTGGAACAGAATACCGAAGGGGCAACCGAACGGGAGAAACTGGACAGCCGCCTGCTGGAGATCTGCAAACGCGCGAACGCGAACCTGGCGTTCTGGAACGATTTCGATGAAATCAGCATGCGTATCACCGATGCGGGCTTCCAACGTCAGAAATCCGACAACGGCGAATCATTCCAGCAGGTGTACAAGTACCAGGAAGATAACCTGCGGGCATCGTTACGCAACAAGGGGTTCAATGCGCTCGACGAGCTGCTTGAGTTTCTGTATGCCCATATAGCCGAATATCCGGAGTTCGCGTCCTCCCAGGCCTATCAGGACCGTAAATCAGCCATTGTCCGCAGTACCGCGGATGTCAATGACGTCTGTTTTATCAATGGCAGCCGGATTGTTTTCCTCCGTCTGCAGCCGCACCTGAAGTTTGCCGAGGAGATGCTCCTTCAGCCGGCCATCGGTGACAAGCTGTATGAGCATCTGATTGACGGACTGGTAAATCCCCCAGAAGACGAAGAAGCCCGGAAGAGCATGGAGCGGTTGCGCCTTGCCTGCTCCCGCTACATTGTGGCAATGGCGGTCAGACGGCTGCTGATGGAGACGGGTAGCGTCACGGACCGGGGGCTGTACTTCACCGCTGTACAGCCGGGTGAGAAGGGCAATGAGGAGAAGAGACCCGTCGATACGGAGCGCATAGCCGTACAGATCCAGAATCTGAAAACGGATGCGGACATGTACATGACCGTGCTGCTGCGTACGGTACGGAGCTGTTTTGAGAATTTCTATGAGGGTGATCCCAGGCAGATATACGACCGGGACAATGACCATAAACGCACATTCTGGACATGAGGGAGCTTCGCATTGCATACCGTAGATTCGGAATCCGCCATGAGATAATCCGCCGGGTACCTCAGAAATGGGAGGAGCTGACACCGGCACAGTTCCTGCTCGTGTCGCGGCTTTATCTTCAGGAAATAGACGAACCATCCTTCCTGAAGGAGTTCTATTCCCTGCCGTACGGGGTCGGTTCCGACACCTATTACAGTTATAAGCTGAGCGAACTGGTGGAGTTCATCAGCGACTGCCGTGTCCGGATGGACCGCTTTATCCTTCCTGCCGTCTCCGGGCTGAAAGCGCCGGGTGACCGCCTGAAGGGGATGTGTTTCGAACACTTCATGCACGTGGACACTGCTTTCAACCGATATGTCCGTGACGGCAAGGATGCCTCACTGGACACTTTCGTAGCAATGCTCTATTTGAAGGACAACGAATATATTGTCCTACCATCAGGTGGGAAAAACGGCTTATTTAGCAGGCAGAAACCGCTGATACTGCAAAAACGGATAATGAAGGTGACAAAGATTGACAGGCACGTCAAGTATGCCATATTCCTGAACTACGTTTTTGTCAAGAGGTGGCTTTCAAAGGCTTTTCCTTTCCTCTTTCCGTTGGATGATGAACCGGAGGAAAAGCGGAATAGTCCCGCCGCACCGTCAGTCAACTGGCTCGACATCTTCGACGCCTTTGTCGGTGACGATGTGGCGGTGATGGAGAAATACCAGGCGATGCCGGTGGCAACGGCATTCCGCCTGCTCAACAAAAGGATACGTGACGCCCAAAAACAGAAGAAATGACTTTTTCGGAATACATAGAGAATCTGGCTGAAAGGCATGTCGATATACGACACAAGGAGAATGATGAAGTACACTTCCTCTCATCAGAACGAGAGAAGCATACGGCACTGGACAGCGTGCTCCACTATCCGGCAGTGATTGTGGACCGTGGCTCAGGATTCGGTTACGGCGGTAATCCGGGTGCATACCGAAAAGACCGCGATTACCTGCTCTTCATTGTGGAGCATGTGTCCGACACCTCCGACTATGAGCAGATAGAGGCTGCCCTTGACAAGTGCGAGCGCATTCTTGATGAGCTGCTCAACCAAATTTTGGAAGACAAAAGGAAGAAAAGGCTGTGGCTCGCTTTTTCCTTGGAGGATGTGGAAGCGGATTATGTGGTAAACAATGATAACCAGCTTTATGGCGTGGTTGCGGCAATACATCTGTCCGAACTTTACAAGGTTTTGAATTGCCGCAATGCATTTTTATGATACAGTATGTCTGATACACTTACAACATTGAAGGAGCTGGCGGCACAAGTGCGTGGTGCCACCCGAAAAGGTGAGAATACGGCTGAACGTGTCGGGCGTCTCTTTGTGGGCATCCTTGCCCTCATGGAAGAATCCGAAATTTCATTCGAGCCTTCCGAGGGATACGATACGCTTGGGACATTGAAGGAACTGGCGGCACAGGTACGCAGTGCTACCGAGGACAGTGAGAATACCGCCGAACGTGTCGGACGTGTTTTTGCCGGCATCCTGGATCTGCTGGAGCAGTCCGGTATCGAGTTCGATACTGCCGAAGGAGATGATTCCATAGAGATTCTGCAGTCCCTTTCCGACCAGGTACGTGGTGCCACCCGAAAAGGTGAGAATACGTCCGAACGTGTGGGGCGTCTCTTTGCGGGTATCTTGAATCTTTGGGCAATGAGAGCGGAGGACTGGAACAAGGTCATACCGCCCGTCTATGTCCGCAGCGACAACGGACGGCAATATCTCGGCATCTACAACGCGACCAAATCGGTCATGGAGGACTATCCCGACGGTCTGACGCAGGATGTGACGATAACATGCACCCAGACCAACATAGACTACAAGGGCAACAGATACCAGGATGAGGACAGCATGTGGAGCGTGGAGATGAAAGGCTGGAACCAGGATACCGCACATATACTTACCATTGACGGGGCCGGCAAATGCACACTCGACGGCCGCGGTTTCGGTGGCATACATATCGAGGATTGCAGTAACATCATCATCCGGGACATCACCTTCCTGAACTTCAATACCTACGAGGGTGTTTATGCACCGGAGGAGCCCGCCTGCATCTATGCCACAAACATCTCCAAACGCAAGCCTTGCCGCAACCTGTACTTTGAGAACCTGACCGTCAAAGGGCAGAGCACCAAGAGTCCGAACTCCAATTACCGCACCCGCTACGGCATTACGGTCAAAGGATACGAGAATGTGTGTCTCCATAATATCCGTATGTCGCAGGTCGTTGTCCAGCCGATTTCCATTACAGACGCGAATACCGTCTATATATCAAAGATAAGATTCTCCGAATCAGTGATGCAGGCCGAAGTGGTCGGGCACCCGTCAATCATGAGCCTTTCGGCAACGGATGTCTATATCATGGATTGTGACATAGACGGCAGCCATTACAATGAGGTAGCCATTTCCGTAGGCAAGGTCAAACAACTGTTCTTAGAGCGTAACCATATCTACAAGACCTGCGGACCGGTCATCGGAATAAGCAATGAACTCGGCGCGGACAAGATATTCATATCCGGCAATTACATGCATGATAACATGGAGCTTCCGAAATACCAATGGGACTGCACGTGGTTCACGTTCCCCGGCATGTCCAAGGAAATAATAATCGCGAACAATACCTTCGTGTTCAGCAGCGGCTATTTCCAGGAGTTTTTCGCGCGTTCGAGCACTTCCGCTATCGAAAGGCTGGTCAATGTGAACAATATATTTGTCCGGCACAATGAGCAGAATCATGGCATCTTCATCCTTTCGAGCGTCCATAGCCTCATAAGTGGCAGTAATATTTATAATAAGGAGACCGTATTGTACTCCATGGCCGACAATACTTCACCGGTGTATTTTGCCGGAAACAACCAGGGAAACCTTGCGTACATACAAGCACAGGGATATGAGGCTGGCACGGCACAGATTACCGACGGGAGCGCCATCCTGATGGATGACCGCCCGTGTCTGACAGCGGAACTGGCAGCCATTCACAAGAGCGTCGCGGAATATGTACGTGAATTCGATTACAAGTACCAGACGAATGACCGGGACAATACCAGCATCGGCTGTGACAACTACTACAGCGTCGAGTTTGACGAGACAGCCGACACCACCGATGGCTACGACGGTATAAACCGTTACAGCAATGAAGTCTTCAGCAGCGCTGCCCAATACAGTATGCCGTCAGACCAGACCCTGGTGTTGCTTGCACGGTCCAAGAACCGGGACAGGATGGTTGTGTTCAACATAACCAAATCGGACGATGTCGGTAACCGGATTGTATCTGTCGGCCGCCTGGCATCGTTCTCCATCCGTCCGAAGCTTGACGGGAACGGAGAATATACAGCAGACCAGTTATATGATGTAACCATTGAATAATGATGAATATATGAAATACCACGAGATTCTGAAAGCCCTGATCGGCATTCCCTCCTTGTCCGCAAGACTTGACAACCCTTTCCCTCTGGTCGGGGACAAAGTTACCATATCAAGTACAAGCGAATGGGTGAGGCAACACGAGTATCTGCTTGATGGTGGAGCCGGGCCTGAACGGTCTGTCCTGGATTGTGTACTGGGAAAATCCTCAGAGACTGTAGATATGTCTGCCGCAGGTGAGTTCATACAGAGCGTCAGTGTATCCAACGATAGCGGCAACGCTTCTGTCAGGAAAATCGCATATCCGATGCTTCCCGCCACCGAGCCCTATTTTATGGTTACCGCCACTGAGATAGTGCGTGTCGGGGAAAGGGGCTATCTTTCGATATATGCCGAAAACGGTTATGCCACTTCCCGCAACAATACCATCGTTGCGCGTATATACAAGGAGAATGAACCGGAACCAGTGAAAACCGTCGGCTTTGACACGAGCCGTCCAGGACCGACTGTCTGGGCGGCATCCCCCTATACCTTCGATGCTGTGTCCGACCGTGGAATATACGATGTGGAGGTGGACGTGACAGATGTCCTGACCGGTGTGACTTTTACCAAACGTATCAACAAGCTCATAACCGTTACCCCCGCGCTTGCCCCCCGTGATGAAGCGGTTGAGTATCTCGTCCCCGACGCCAAGATTGTGGGTGGAGCCGAGAGCTGGATTATAGACGGTAAGGATTATCCGGCAGGCTGTACGGTTATCCTAAAATATGACCCGCAGTTCGGTGAGAGATACCCCATGCGTCTGCGTCTTGACAATTTCAAGGGCACGCGGGAGAATCCGATCATTTTCACGATAGATACTGAGGAGCCGTTTGAATTCAACTGGTTCTATTGGTTCGGCATACTCTTCAATGACTGCGCCCATATCGTCTTTGACGGTAGGGGCTATCATAATCTAGATAAGGGGTTCAGAATGATTGCCATGCCGGAATTTGCGAATATCGCCATACAAGTCACCAACTATTCGAACGAGCTTGAATTCTTTGGTATCGAGATCGACAAGGCGGATTTTGCCGGATTCATGATCAAGACAGACCCCACGGCCGATAACCCCCAGGGGTGGTGGCCTGCCTATAGGCTGGAAAATCTCAGGCTCCATCATAACCATATTCATGACACGGTCGGAGAAGGGAGCTATCTGGGACACTACAGTCCTAATTATTATACCGGTACCAACAGCAACGGGGAGGAGGTCAGATACCGTGCGCACCACTTGTACAACACCCGCATATACCGTAATATCTATGAGAATCAGGGTTATGACAACTTCCAGCTCAATAATGCCGAAGATGCCGAGATATGCTATAATGAATTCATCAATGGCGGTAACCGTATGGAGAAGGACCAGACATCGGCTCTTGCCCTCGGTCTCAGTGGCAAAATATACAACAATGTCATACGCGGGCATTTCGGCCCTGCCATCCAGTGCCTGTGCATGGGTGATGTGGAGATTTTCAACAATATCATCGCTCCCGGCACGGAAGTCTCAAGCGCTTTCTATCTGGGGGGCTTCCAGGAACCCCCGCAGTCCGATTATGATACCGGGTTGACAATAGGGCATCTGATTAATATACATAACAACATCCTCTTCTCGTATGGCGTGCCATATCTGTTCAGTCAGGCGAACAAATGCAAGAATGTCCGTATTCTGGACAACTTCTGTGTACATAAGGGAGCCTGGGGAGGTCAGGCGGCGGATATAATGTCCGGTTGGAAAGTAGAGGGGAACATGGAACTGGAATACCCGCGTTACCCTTTCGATTTCCAGGCTATTGACGAGCGGTACAAGATTGCCGATTCCATCAATCTGGACTATCGCATTGCCGCCTCCTCGCCTCTGGTTGAAGGAGGATGCGGCGACAGTTTCCGTTTTGATTTCAACGGCTATAAAAATTGGTACGACAAGGTGTTCCCTATAGGCCCTTTCCTTGGGAAATATAGGAGTCCGGACATCGTGGATGCCCTTTTCGGACTGTCATCCATTGTGATAGACGGAGGTGCCGCCAGTACCTTGAGCAATAAGGTCAGCGTGCGGATGAATTGCAAGGGTGAGGTGACACATTACCGTATAAGTGAGAAAAGGGACTTTTCCGACACGGTGTGGTCGGAGTGGAGCGGTGATACCGTAGAATTCACATTCCTTTCCACAGGACCGAAGACATTGTACTGCCAGATAAAGTCGTCTACGGAAGAGAGCGCTGTTAAATCCGCATCCATCATCTATCAGGAAAGCCCGTTGGTACTGTCCTCTGTCGTGATAGAGGACGGTGTTCCTGAAAAGAACGGAAAGACTGTGAGTGTTGAAATATCATACAGCGGTTCTGTCATGCCCCGATACTACCGTGCAGGTGAAACGGAGGATTTGACCTCTGCCGGTTGGACTGCGTTTACGGAACGTTTCTCCTATACGTTTGATACAACGGGCGCGAAGACCTTGTATGTACAACTGATGGACGGATTCGGGCAGATGACTGAAACCCGGTCCGCAAGCATCACCATCAATCCGCCGCGTAAGGCAGTGGTCAGTATAGGATGGGCCTATGATGATGTTGCCCCCGGATGTGTGTTTGACAGTGGGCTTGGCATCAATAGGATGAATTACTCGGCGACAGCCCGGACCTTTGTATGGGATTCCGGGGAAGATGCCGGAACTGTCGTCAAAGGGGACTCCGTCAATTTCAATGAGGATATCAGGGTCGGTGGTGCAACTACAGGTGACGATAGTGGCATGTATCCGGACAGTGTGTTGGAGAAATATGTCAGGTATAACGGTTTCCCGCAGAATACATACGGACACAGGACAGCCTCGATACATCTCTCTCCAGGGACATACCGTCTGCGGCTGTTCTGTTCCCTGAACTCCACTTATAAGAACTCCACGGAATTCATGAAGGTACAGACCGTCGTGGACGGTGTTGCCAATGTGTTTGAACTGCCGGACGGTTATGATGTCATAGGCAATCTCACCCGATGGCTTGAACAGGAAATCACCGTACCGGAATCGGGAATGTTCGAATTGCAATGGGGGATGGAGAATGCGACAAAAGGATGGATGGAGGTTCCGCTGAATATTATAGAAATAGAAGAAACGTAAGATAATGAAATATATAAAAGTAGTATGGCTAAAGCAGAAATCTTATTCAAGGTCATCCGCAAATGGGAAGGCGGATGGAGTGACCACAAAAATGACAAAGGTGGCAAAACCAATATGGGGATAACCTTGTCTACGTGGAAATCATGTGGTTATGACAAGGATGGTGACGGAGATATTGATGCGGATGATTTACGCATGATTACTCCGGATGACGTTTTTCATGTTTTCAAGAAGTATTATTGGGACCGTTACCAAGCGGACTTCATACACAACCAGTCCATTGCGAACATCTGTGTGGATTGGGTGTGGGCCTCCGGACGTCCCGGTATCACAAGGGTACAACAACTACTGCAAATCAATGTAGACGGCATCGTAGGTCCTCAGACGGTTGCAAGTATCAATCTGGCCAACCAACGGCAGCTGTTCGAAGCTATCAAGACAGACAGAATCCGGTTTATTGAAGAAATCTGTAAAAGGGACCCGTCGCAGCTTGTATTCCGGAAAGGATGGCTGAACCGGGTCAATGATTTCAAGTTCTCTGTCCGCTGAATTCTTGTCCTTTTTTCCACTCTTTTCAGCCTTTAGTTTTGTGTCCGGAACTAAAGGCTTTTTTATGGCAATAACTGAAGAAAAGAGTTTAATGACCTCCGAGAAATTCAATCGAGGAGTTGAGAACTGGACGTGGAAAGTCAGGAATACCTCCGTAAATATTCTACAACGGACACACGCAACCGGCAGATTGCGTAGGGAACTGCAATCCCGTTGGCTGAAAGACCGTGAAGGTGGACCGGCTTATGTCGGTCTGGGTTTCCGCTTTGCCCGGTATGGTGCGTACCGGGAGTATGGCGCCGGGCGTGGATATATCGTCAAGAACGGAATTATAATGAAGGGACATTCGGCATGGAGCGATAAGAAGAAACGTCAGGAACTGCGTTCTTTACGTGTTTCTGAATATCGTATCCGGCGCATGCGTACCGTTGATGAACACTATGCCGTTATCCGGCGAAGTCCCCTACCCTGGTTAGACCCTCCCATTGTGGATAACATCGAATCACTGGCAGATTTATCCGGAGAGTATTACGGTGACCAGGCACTCAAGAATGTGCTTCAGAAGTTTGATAAAATAACAATTGAAAAACGTTATGGCAAAAAGTGACAAGACTGTCAAAAGAGGTGTCTACTTGTACATCGATGGCAAGGAAATTAAGAATGACATCAATTCCATTGATTTGGAGATGAAACGCCTACAGCGTGACATTAAGGAAATGACACGCGGCTCTGAGGAATACAACCGCACCATGGCGAAGATACAGCATCTTCAGGGGATTTTAAAACAGCATCGCCAGGAGATAAAAGGCATCACCACCGAAACCAAGAAAGCGACTGTCAGTATTGGCAGTATGGTAGACTGGTTCAACCGTTTCGGTGGAGTTATCTTGTCCGTAATAGGTTTCCTTACCGGTTTTACCCTTGCCTTGCGCGCCATCAGAGACGAACGCAACAAGTTGGAGGAGTCCCAGGCCGGGCTGAAAGCCTTGACCGGACTTGATGATGACAGCATTGCCTGGTTGACCGGGCAGGCCAAGACGCTTTCCACCACCATGACAAAAGAGGGCTTGCGTGTCCGCCAGTCGGCAGCCGAAATCCTGGATGCGTTCATGCTGGTCGGTTCGGCCAAGCCGGAACTGCTTGGTGACAAGGAAGCGCTCAAGGCTGTTACGGAGGAAGCCATGCGGTTGCAGGCGGCAGCCAAGGACATTACCCTGAACGAAGCGGTTGATTCACTTACCTTATCACTCAACCAATATGGGGCGGCAGCAGACCAGGCAGGACGGTTTACCAACGTATTGGCTGCCGGCTCCCAGGCAGGTTCCGCCAATATCGCAAGCCAGGCAAAGGCTATCCGGAATGCAGGTACCGCAGCGGCTTCGGCCAATGTTCCCATTGAACAGACGGTCGCATTGATTGAAACGCTTGCCTATCGGGGTATAAAGGATGAAGTGGCCGGAACGGGATTGAAGAAATTCTTTCTGGTTCTTCAGACCGGAGCGGACGAGACCAACCCTAAAATCGTCGGGTTGGATAAGGCACTGGAGAATCTGAAGAACAAGAATATGGATGCAGGCGCCATCAAGAAGATGTTCGGGGAGGAAGGCTACAATACCGCATCCGTAATCCTTCAGAACACGGAGATGGTGAAAGACTTCACCGCTGCCGTCACCGGTACCAATGTGGCGTATGAGCAGGCGGCCATAAACAGTGATACTGCACAGGCCAAACTGGAGCAGGCACGCAATAAGATGAAGCTGGCAGCCATTGATTTGGGAGAGAAACTGAATCCGGCTCTGACGGTGAGTACGAATATGCTGACCAATGTGCTCAAGTATTTGCCGGGATTGATTGACTGGTGCAAAAAATGGGGTGGTACTGTATTGTGGCTTAGTACGATATTGCTTGTATATGCTACCCGGCTGAAGATAATTACAGCATGGTATTCTATTTGGAATTCACTTACCAAAATTGCGACAGTTCTCAATTTGGCTTATGCCGCATCAATGAATACATTGTCTGGTTATACAGTGACATCATTTGGAAACTTGCGTAAATTATCAATGCTCATGCAAGGACATTCTGTTTTACTTAAATCACTACGTACCGCCACTTATTTATATGCCGCTGCCGTGCAGGTTTTACACGGGCGCGTTGATTTGGCTGCCAAATCGCTGAAAGCAGCTTGGACTATTATGTCCAGCAATCCGATTGGCTTACTGGTTACATTAGTTCTTGCAGCAGCTACCGCATCCTACAAACTGACACAACGCACCAAAGCTTATTACGACCTAAATAAAGTCAATGAGAAAATTACAGAAAAATCAAATGATGAATATGCGCGTCAATCATCACTGATTGAACAGTTGACCACCAAAATACACAATAATAATCTTTCCAATTTTGAACGTAAAAAGGCAATTGTACAATTGCAGGCTATTATTCCGGATTATAATGCAGAGATTGATAAAGAGGGCAAAATCATCAATGAAAACACAGAGGCACTTGACCGATATAATGCCGTATTAGCAACCAATATCGAATTAAAAGAGGCTGCCGACGAACTGGATAAGCACCGGATCAACCTGATGCGCCTTCAAAAATCCCCGGCATTGAGTGACAATTCACCGATGGGGTCGATGGCTCGCGAGGATGTTCGCAACAAGATTTCCCAAGAAGAAGAGATTGTTGAATCTTTAACTGCACGTTATAAGAAACTGGTACAAGAAAAATGGAAAGCATTGAATCCGAACACTCCTAAAAACAATCCCACCGGAGGCAATGACGGTGGAAAATGTCCGATATGTGGAAACAAACCTTGTACCTGCGATAAAAACAACACTTCCAAAGACAAGTTCGCCCAAGCTGAAGCCGACTACTACCGACGTATCGCTGACATCAAACGGAAGTACCTCGCTGACGATAAGATGACCCAGGAAGAATACAACAAGCAGATGCGGGATGCAGAAATACAACTGCTCAACGATAAGCTGAAGGTCAAGGGGCTTGAGCCTTCAGAGATTCAACGTATCAATGACCAAATACTTGATGCGGAAATAAAGGCGCGTGATGAATTGCGCAGGCTTGATGAACAGTCTGCCAAGGATGAAGAGAAACGCCGTAAGGAGCAGGCAGAAGAGACGTTTTCCCGTTTGGACAAAGAGTACCAAATGCAGGTGGAAGCTGCCGCCATGTATCATTATGAAAACAGGACTTCCGAGGAGGAGTATTTCAATGAGCTGCGCAGACTGCAAGATGTATATTACCATAAGGTTCTCAATGACGCGGCAATCAGTGAGGAGAAGAAAAACCAGGTACGTGAACAGATGCGTAAACGTAATCTGAAGGATGCCCAAAAAGATGCTGAAGAAGAAAAACGGATTGAACGTGAGAAGTTTGACATACTGTCTGACCTGGCGAAAGGCTTCGGAGAGACCATGGCGCAATTCTTCACGGACTCCGAGGTGTCTCTCAAGGACTTCCTGAAGAATATTCTTACTATGTCGCTTGATGCGTTGGAACGTATGATGATTATGGCCGTTACCGAACGCACCATCAAGAATATAGGTTCACTCGGCTTCGTAGGTGTAGCTAAAGCTGCCGGAGAGATTGCTCTGATAACTGCCGCATTTGAGACAGCCAAAGGGCTTATCTCCAATTTCTACACCGGCGGCTTTACTCCGTCCGGTGACTGGAATCAGCCGCAAGGTATTGTACATTCCAATGAATTTGTCGCCAACCGTTTTGCTGTGGCCAACCCGAATCTGCGACCGATATTCGACGCCATTGACGTGGCACAGCGTAGCGGTAATGTTGGTAATCTGACAGCTGAAGACATAGCGGCTGTAGCAGGTTCCGGAAAGAGTACACGTACCGTACCAGCCAAGGCACCTGCTGCCAGCGCCACAACGACGACCAATGACCCGGCTATGGTGGCGATGCTGATAGAATGTACCCGCGTATTGCGGAAGCTTAAAAACAGGCTGGATGCCCCTTTGGTAGCGGAAACTTATGTTACCGGCAAACGGGGTATCAACCAGGCACAAAAAGAATATCAGAAGTTGAACAACAATAAATCACGCAACAAGCAATGACAGAATTATACATTGACGGGCAATTGGCCGCCCTTCCTGAAGGGTTCAACATTACGTTCACCTCCGAGAATCCGTATTTCACCCGCAGTTCCAATTACTCCTTGGACATAGAACTCCCCATGCCTGCCAATCATGCCATATTCAAGCACGTGAACAGACTGGATGTGACGAAAAAAAAGACTATCCTTCCGGCCACACTCATCGTTGACGCCAGATGCCTGCTTTACGGCAGTGCGGTTTTACTCTCAGTAGAAGATGCACTGGTTAAGGTACAGCTCGTATCGGGTAATGCGGAATTTAATCTGCTGACGAATGATGATCTGTATATTGACGAACTTGATTTAGGTACAATCAGTTGGCCGAACAACAATCAGAACCGTTTCCAGCCACCTGCCAATATGGTGAACTACTACGGTTCGGTGGACGACATTGAAGCTGTATGGTTGCCGGTGTTCTATCAGGAAGCCAAATGGGAGAATCTTCAGAACGATGCAATCTATGAGTTCGGCACGAACAATTTTACCCTTTGCCCCTATTATGGCCGTCGATGTGTACAACCATACCTTTTGACAGTCATCAAGAGAATAGTGGAGTATTTTGGCTATACGTTCGATACCTCCTTCTTTGATAACAATTTCTTGCGGAACGTTTATGTATGCAGCGCGGTAAGCAGCAACCGGGTGGCCGCCGCATTGCCGCACTGGACTGTTTCCGAATTCTTTGATGAACTGGAGAAATTCCTTTGTGCGGTTACGGTGGTCAACGAACGCACCAAAGTGGTGAGTCTCGTAGGGCTTAACGATTATTTTACAGAATCCGGAAAGGAGATAATTCCTGCATCTTCCCTGCTACGGGAGTTCACTGTGGATATTGAAGATGAAAAGAATGAGAAAGACTTGAGCACTGGCAATGTGGGCTACAATCTGCCTTCCCATACGGATGACGGCTATCTGCGAATTGAAAGGGACATCATAGAGGCTGCATACAAACAAGAATATGATTCTTACGATGCAATGCTGGCCGCATACAATGGAATGGGTGACAGTGACAAGAAAAGTACAATCTTTATTGTTGGCAAACGGTATTATATCAACTACAATGAAAATGATAAGAATACGCTGCGTGAAGTCAATTTGTATGCGGATTTAATCCGTGACCCGGAATCGTCCGATGTAGAGACCTCACTCGGAATCGTCCCGGCTAAAATTATTCAGTTCAATGTCGGCGTGTATGGCTCTGTAGCTGATTACGATTTGTCCCGTCCGTACACCTCCATGGTATTGAACATACCCGCGGTGGGCTACCAGGCTACTGTTGCCAAGCAGGAGCGCTTCAATGTCCAGGAAGCCATAAACGGTGACGTGGAGCTGAAGGAGAAGCAGGAAAAAAACGGGCACATGGAAGTGGCTGTCAATACCGGCAAGTTCAACCGGCAGAACGTAACTTACAGCGGTCAGACACATGCCTATGATTATGCCTATCCTTTTACGGACTACCAGCAGAAGACCGAAGCACAGCTCACGGACTTCCTTCCGTATTCCCTAAGCTTGAACGATGTTTGTCCGGACAGTGTCGGACATCGGTTGTCGACACTCAGTCTGTTTCACTCCAATATCCCTTACACAATCCAGTTCCAAGCCAATAAGCTGCCAGATGTGAATAAGGTGTTTCTTATAGGCAACAAGCAGTATTTGTGCGAGAAGATTGAGACGGAAATAGATGTTGATGGATTAAGCAAGGTACTGAAGGGGACTTTTTACCGGATAGAATAATAATGTTAAAAAGACATCTGCCTCTCAAAAATAACTCCTTTTTCCCTTGCGTAATTACCAAAAGGTTATTATATTTGCAGTGTCATAATGTATCGCGATCTTTTTATGACTGAAGAAGAAGAGCTAAAGGCTCGGATTGAAGCTGCGAAAAAAGACCTCAGCTTCTTTTCCCTCTATTGGGATGACATTCAGAATACTGATTGGATTTCCGATGAGGAGCTTGAGGAAGGCATCAATGATTGTCTCGATGACTTGAATGATGCACAAGACAAGCTGAATGAAAACGGTAGCCCTCCTTGAGGGGGCTACTTTTTCTCTAACATATAATTTTTAGGCTTATGGACGTACAGAAAGAATTGGGAAAATGGAAGTCGGAATATGTAAAATGCAATACTCCGGAGGAATTGGCCGACCATAAAAAACGTTTCAGGGCTTTTCTGCAGACGCTTTCACCGGAGGATAAAAAAGCGTTTGCGCAAGCATTCCAAGATGGTGCCAGGCAATCAATCAATGAAGCCCAAGCCATTGTGAAAACAGTAGAAATCAGGCAGACCTTAGAAAAAGTATTGCCTTTCGCTTCTATGTCGTATATTGCCCAGCACTATTTTGGCAGAACACGCCAATGGCTATATCAACGGATTAACGGAAGTGCGGTAAACGGCAAACCAGCCAACTTCACCGCTGATGAACTGAATACTCTATCTTTAGCTCTATCTGAGCTTGGCGACATAATGAAAGATACTTCTCGGTCTATCGCGAGGCCGTAAGGTTTTTAATGACAGAGGGGCTTCCACGGGTTGGAAGCCTTTTTTATTTCATTATTCAAATAATCATGAATTAAATTTAGAATAAAAAGTTTTTTTATTTTGTTAAGTTTGATAAAATCACTATTTTAGCAACGCCAAAAAATGAATTAAATGAATCCTTTTCCATAGTGTAACCCATAAGATTGGGTTCAGGTTTATTCATTCCTGTAGGCGCACTATAGTGAAGGATTCGCCATTTAATATTATGACAAACAAAAAATACAAATCTATCAGTATTTCTAATTTAATTATGGTAACTATATACCACTTTGCACTAAACATTAATTAAAAATATTAACAATATGTGCATCAGACATTTAAACTGATGCACAATGTGTTTTTAAAATAGAATTAATTACTAATAGTTGATTTTATTGGTAATAATGAATAATAAATCTCTTTACTATTCTTATCTATAATATAAATATTTGAACAAATACCTTGGATAACCAATGTTCTAATATTGAATATAGCAGCTTGACGAGAATTCCACTTACCATTATAATATTTGAATTCTATTACTAAAGCCATATTATCCCTATTTGTTTCAATAGGAAAGGCTTGGCTTTCTGTCATAGGTAATTTTAAAGTATTGTAATAATAATATCTATCTGAATGCTTACGCTCTTTCCAATATTGTTTAACAGAAGAAGGACATTTGAAAACAAGTTGTTCAATATTCATATACCCTTGAATGGGATAAAAATCATCCCAATCCATTTGATAAGAAAGGTCAAAGGTTTTTGTTTCTAAATTATATTCTTTTCCGTAACCTGCGTATCTAAAAGGAAATACATAATACATACTTGAATTCATTATATCTTTCTTTTTCGCATTCAATTTATTTAAAAGGTCTTTTCCCTCTGGAGTTGTCTTAAACATTTTACGTTTTAATTCAGTATCATAATCTCTCAAATCATAATATTCACAAATATCTAAATTATAAATATCAAATAAATTATCTATACGCATTCCTTCCAATTTTCCCTTAAGTTTTATACCATCATAATTTTTCTCTAAAATAGAAGACAATGAATCTAATTTTAGAGTTTTCCCAGTTTGAGATGCTATCTCAATTATTGGTAAAACGACAAACAAAATCAATAATACAAACTTTTTCATAACTATTCGTATTTCTGCCTTCACGTGACCTATAAAGGCTGTACCTAAAAGGAAGTGGGTCACAGTCCACAACTTCGTAAGGTATCGCCAGAAACCTATGCACACGCAGACAAGCAACCCACTTGGTACAGTGAGGGCTTGTGCCTTGTGTGCGTGTTAAAACTGGCGATTTTAACGAAGTAAGGCACTCCCGAATATTTTCTCTAAAACATTTGTTCTATAGAACATTTGCAAATATAGTGATATTTGCTACATTTGCAATGTCAAACAAATAAGAAAATATTATGGAAATTTCAGAAAACACTAAAAATCCTTATTCAGGTGGAGAATGGGTATACTTGGAATCTGACAAATCTGTTATGGTTAAAATCTCAATCTCAAATCCTAATGGCATGTTAGAATATTACCTTAAAGACAATCCCCATAGACAATTTATACATTATTCAAAAGTTAAACCTATTACAGACTATAATCTAATCAGTGAATTAGAAAAGAATTATAGTGGAGAAACTGGGTTGTTAGGATAAATTATAAGTTCGTTCTTATCATAAGAACAGTCCTCCGGCGGAAAATAAATTGGATGAATCACATAAATCGATAATTCTTCGTTCACTCCGTTATTCTGCTCGCTATATGCAAGTAAGACTTCGGGTGCGTCAAAAGGTTTGTCAAGTTCCTTTGAAATTTTATGAAGGTTTGCAAGCAATTTACCGACCTCATAACCGTTTATCATTTTCTTTTTTAAATCCACTCTCATAAATAATTGATTTTAAATAGTTTATGAAAAATAAATGCAAACATGAATGGGTAAAAACATCCTCCGGCTATACATGCCAAAAATGTTCAGCCATTATCTTAACTAAAGATGTTATACCCGTATTAGGAGTAATATTAGATAGTTCAGAAGAACTTCAAGAAGAAACAGACAAAGAAGAGAATCAATCCAAATAAAGGTCTTTTTCCTTAACAGACTGCTCTAATTCCAAGTCTTTTTCTGTAGGGTGAAGAATCCTTTGTACTAATATTTGTGCATTGTCCGGCTTTTCTCCAATTCCTACAAGTCTTTTATAAAGCATTTCATCAGACCAAGAATTTTGCCTAAAAATATCTCTTACCTCAGAAGGTGTAAGTAAATTCTTTTCTTTCTTCTTCTTTCTTATATCCTTCTTCTTGTAATTATATCGCATTGCAAAACTCATAAAGTTTTCAAATTCTTCTCCTATCGTCATTTCCTTTTTACTCATGCTGTCAATTTCTTATATGTAATACGGTAATTCATATTACAAAGTAACAAATTAAATCTTGAATTCTCGCTGATTTTTCGTGTATTATAGCGGAACACAAACTCATTAACATATCTTTGAAGATGCTTAGAACTCATATAGTGGTATATTCCTACATATCCTCTTTTTAATAAAGTCCAAAAACCCTCAATGGTATTAGTGTTGATTCTTCCGTACCCATATTGTTTCTTGCTGTGGTCTATGGAATAGTGATAATACATTTTGTCTATCTCATTATATCCGTACCATTCATCAGTGTACAATATAGCGTTTCTATCAACAAACTCCAATATTTTAGGAGTAAGTTCCTCTTTGGACGTGTTTTTGATAACTATCCCGATAACCTTTCCTTTTCTTTCTACCATTCCAAGAACCGGGGTCTTATCCTTGAATGAACGTCCCTGGCAAGCCTTAACTTTCTTGTCGTTGTGTCTATTCTTGTTCTTTCCTCCGACAAAGGTTTCATCGGCTTCTACTTCATTATGCAATTTCCCTTGATTTTCACATGCCAAACATATTCTTATCCGTTGTAACACATACCAGGCTGTTTTCTGAGTAACTTTAATGTCTCTCGCCAACTGTAAAGATGATATTCCTTTCTTGTTTGAAAGAACCATCCATACAGCCATAAACCATTTTCGCAATGACATTTTCGTATTCTCAAAAATGGTTCCCGTTTTTACATTAAACCTTCTCCCGGTGTCCTTACATAAATATGTATTATTTCCACATACATACACTTTAGAGCCAGGGCTAAAAGGAGATTCCACCTTTTCACCCCATCGCACTTTCTTTAAATATTCGATACAAGACTGTTCAGTAGGAAATGCTTCTAACAGTTCAAACAATGAATTAAACGAATTGAATCCTATCATAATATATTCCTCCTTTTACATCTAAATATACGAATATTTTTTCACAAATCCAACTAAAATAGTATATTTTTCTTATAAATATTCTGTTTTACCAGATTTAATCAACCAAAAATAATCATCACCACCAAATTTAAAATTTTTTACAGAACGTCCTCGTAGCTTTTCTTCAAAAGATTGTGGGTTTAATTCCGACGGTAAAATAGGCAGGTTAACCGATATATCTGTAATATCAATCGCATTGTAAGCTTCATTAAAAGGGTTGTCCCTTGTCTTTGTTGAAAACCCACTTACTACATAAGCTTTAAATTCGCCTAAAAACTTCATCGCTAAAACTTGCTTATGGGTCTTTTCTACTATTACCCATAAATTTTTGATACTTTCCTCGTTCATTTCCATAACTTTCTATTTTTATTGAATTTAATATTTAGTGCAAAGTGGTATATAGTTACCTTAATTATAAATCCAGATAATGATCGTTTTGAGTCTGTTGAGAATGAAAAGCAGGCTATAGACATAATGCTAACAAAATTAGGAGACAAAATTTATTATATTGCGATACATATTTTAGAGAATGGGTTGTCTCCCAAGCCATTTTATGTTATGCCATCAAAGAAATCTAACAAGAAATTTCTTGTAAAGGAAGGAAACAGAAGAACCACAGCATTAAAATTGATGGCTAACCCTAAGTTAATTGATTCTAAAAAACATGCTTCATTAAAGAATCGTTTTTTTAAGCTGCATGAAAGATTTATGGAAACTCCGATTAGAAAAATAATGTGCTATATTTATGATGATGTAGAAGAGGCAGATAAATGGGTTCGATTAGAACATACAGGAGAACAGAATGGAGTTGGTATAGTTGAGTGGAAACCAGAGCAAGTACAGAGATTTGATATAAAACATGGAAAAAATAAGTCTGTAGAAATACAAGCTATTGATTTCATACGAACATCTCCTTTCGTACAAGAAGAAGTAAAGAGGGCTTCCGAAAACATTAAACTCACAAATTTTGCTCGTTTATTAGGAGATAAAAGTGTTCGGGAAATTTTGGGTTTAAAGTATATAAATTCTAAATTAAGTTCTAATCTTGAAGAAGAAGAAATAGCTAAGGCCTTAGGGCAAATTATTTTAGATTTGTCTGATAAAGATTTTAAGGTTAGTTCTATATATAATGCCAAGCAAAGAAAAGATTATATTCAAGGCTTAGGAGAAAAACTGCCTGATAAAAATAAGACAATAGGAGAAGTTTGGAGGTTGGATAATCCATTAGAACAAATTCCTAATTTGGAAGAAGAAGATAATACAGCAAAGAATGAGGGAAGTGATTTGCATTCTAAGGGACATTTAAAGAAGTCTATTCCGACCCAACGTAAAACTCTTATACCCAATAATTGTATTATTAGGATTTCCAATCCAAAAGCAAATAAAATTTATGATGAATTGAAAAAAATAGATGTTCGAAGTTTTGTTAATTGTGCAGCTGTCACTTTGAGAGTTTTTTTAGAATTAAGTGTAGATACTTTCATTGAAAAAAAAGGATTACTTAAAGAAGGAGAAATTTCGGCTTCCAATTCTTCAAGAAGTTTGTATCAGAAGGTTAATGATGCTAGTCAATACTTATATAAAGAGAAAATTGCAGATGAAACAATATTAAAAGCTGTAAAATTATTAACCAAAGAACGTAATTCTATTTGGGGAGTGGATACAATGAATGCTTATGTACATAGTAACAAACTTTCCCCTGTGCCAATAGATATTCAAACAACTTGGGATAATATTCAGGATTTTATGGTAATTCTGGAAAACTTTCGTTAGTGCCTTATACAAAGGACTTTGGGAGAATTACCCATTTTTGAGGTAATGACTTGGCAACAGTGCCATTTGCAACGTTTTGCTGGGATTTGCTTTCATTATCACTCGTCTTAGGACAAAAGTAGTAATAAAAATCGGAATAAAAAAGGATATGAAAACATTACCTCAAAATCCAAACTTAGATTGCAATTGCCTATTCATACTTTTAGCGTTGAATTGTTTCGATAGGACACAATCAAAATACAGACTGGGGAATTTTTGTCCAGAAAATTGAGGCAAAAGTTGTTCTATGAAACTTAGCCCAATTCCAGAGAGCGTTGGAATTAATCCCGAAGGTAAAAATAAAGAAGCACTACTAACAACTGCCCACCTAAACCATTTCTCAATCTGATTATTATTTGAACGCCCATTCAATAAAGCTAATTCTAATTCCTGAACACTATAATTGTGGTTCTCTAGCCAAGAGGTAAATTTACCAAAGGCTATATTATCTCTAACTCGAATAATGTCTTTCATTGAAATAACATCATTGTAGTATAAAATTGATAGGTTCGGAATTCCCTTGGAATAAAGGATTAAATCAAAATATTGAATAATGCTATCGTTATGAATGTCACTTTTGTAAATCAAGTATCGTTTTGCTTCTTCTTCAAACAAAATTTCATCTGTCTTTAGTTGTCTAGACCACTCTAAACTTCGTTCAAATAAACAGAGCCTTACAGCCGACCAAGAATCATCTTCATTTGAAATGGACATGATGGTTTCAGATTGAATATTCAAAAGAGCACGAATCCTATTATTAAAAGAAAAATCTTCATACATATTTTCTTGTGACGTATTGTCCCAAAAGTCATATGTATCGGAATCAGATGTATTACACACTTTCTTTAAAATTGAATTCGTGAAACGTGACTCCTCTAACCCTTTGCGCTCTAATAGACGAGAGCATATTTTATCTTGATATTGCTTTTCATGCATATTCATATATAAAACAGTATCACCACCATACATAAATGCAGGCACCCACCAGTTATCTAAAATCACCAATTCACCTCTATTATAAAGCATTCTGAACGCATCAAATCCAATACACTCAATCATTTCCTCTATTGAATCTGTTCTAATAAAAAGTTTATCGTGCGTCAAAAGTGCAGAAATAATCCTATCCAGGAAATACAATTTTTCAGGCATAGAAATTTCAGGAAACACATGACCATGCCAGCGATCATAATAGAAACCGTCAGGAGTTTTGTTTACTCTATAACTAAATGCATCAAACAATACGCCCATATTTGATTACCTATTTTCTGATGAATATACAACTTTTGGAATATTATACAAATTGCTTCCAGCAAAAAAACTATGGTACAACTCATTGACTGGTATGGTTAGTATTATTACAATACATATTGGAACGTAGTATATCATATTCTGACTTTTGGGTCACAATTATTTATTCAACCATGTTTCTATCAGTAACCATAATTTATTTTCTACCAGCAATAACAGAAATAACCTCGTAAGTTTCGATTACGAGGCTATCTCTACTATGTTCTCTTTTTCAACTTTTGGTGTAAGATTATTTCTCATTCTGCTTATCTGTCACAAAAAGAGCATAGAAAGAATCTTTTATCAAATAAACTCCAGCTAGAGCCATTAATCCTAAATAAATAGGAGCTGCGGACATTCCACCTCCCCCTTCTGAACTGTAATCATTAGTCCAATTTGACGACAAATCTCGCAACATAGAGAAATCAGTATCAGCATCAAAGAGTTGAAGAACAAATGCAAATACTCCTAACACAGGAGGTAACAAGAAAAATAGACCAATAATACATTCCACTTTTTTGGCCTTAATAACAGCTTTATCCATATCGTTGAAATTTATATTAATACTCCGTTTTTATGTTTCGGAAAAGGTTGTTCCAATCCAGTTACAAAAGTACAAAAAATCCGTGATATGTCATTAACCATCATGGACTTTATTTTGATTTACAATTTAATACCTCTGTTCTGTCTCGACTTCGGTATTCCGATAGCTTCTCTGAATTCATTCATCTTCTTTCTGAACCAGCTCACGTGTGAAACCCCGTCTATCTTGAAATCGAATTTACCGCTTTCGTCCTGTCTGATGGAGCAGACAGAATGTCGGGTATCAAAGCTTCGGTTAAATTCGGGGGAATATAGTTCACCTTTTATTCCGACCTCCTTGAACTCGCACAGTCTTCTGATTATTCCGTCATTAAAGCCCAAACGTTCACGCAGAAAGTTTATAACAGGCATAAGTTTCTCCACATACGGGAAGTAGCGTCTGACAAAATCCGTAAACTCCGACAGCTTGCGGTGCTGTTGCTCGTAAGCGTTTCTTATCTCCTGTATCTGCTCGGCTTGTTGCCGTTCCCGTTGTCGGGCTTCGTCTTCAAGTTCAAGGATGCGGTCTTGCAAGTCCTCGTTCCTGCGTTCCAACGATTTCATCTTACCACTCCCGAAAAGAGAACCCACACTGCTTGCAAGGGCGGTTGCCGTATCGGTGGCTGCACATTTGAACTTGTCGGTACGGATTTCCGCTTTCACTTGTCTCAATTCCTCCTGCACTTCGGTCTTCTTCTCCTGCAACAGTCTGGTTTCGGTTTCGAGGACTTCATTTTTCTTTTTCAAGTCCCGATAATACTGCATGGTGGTAGTGTGCCGTGCTTCCGAACCCCGTACCCCACGTTGCAATCCGTATTTCGCCATCACCCTTGCGTAATTGTCGTGGTAGGCGACCAAGGTCTGGCGGTTGAACAGGTCATCGGCACACAAACGGACGGAATTTGTTTTCTTG